ATGGCAAGACCAAAGAAGAAACCGGGATATGACCGGGAAGCGGAAATAGCGGATTTGATTGCAACCGCAGCGGCGCTCTTTGAAGTTCCTTACGATGATCGGATTGATCGTCCGGAAGATGCGCCAACCATTGTCTCCGTGGCAGAGGAGATGGAGACGACGATTCTCCGTGTCAGAAAGCTGTTGATTACAGCCGGCATATATTCAACTACAACCTCACGCCAGGTTCAGGAGCTTGAAAGCCAGGGACACACAATAACGGAAACCATGCAGACAACGGGGCTAGGCAAAGCCTCCGTCTATTCTTATCTCCCCTATAAAAAAGGCGCATACAACCTGCCCGATCCAACGCTTTATTCTGAACAGGGAGCGAGATACCGGGCAAGGAAGAAGGCTTGTGAGGAACTTTGGAAGAGCGTCGGTACAGATGAGCAGCCGTTGGCGCTGTGGAAGACAGTGATTGCATTCCAGCACTATCCCTTCGCCACAGCAGGTCGCGGCAAGGATCACACAGGTGCGACAAAATTCAAATATACCGTGAGCGAAGAGAGCAGTAGCAGCGGACGACATTACGAGGGTGAATCGATTCCTGGTTTCGGGAACGAGATGATTATAGCCGGCCACGAAAAGAGCATAAGCAGGAGTACAGTTGAACTGGCGCTGAAGAACGCACTGGAGGAACAGGAGAGAAGTGGATTTGTATCCGGACCGAAAAAGCTGAAAGTCCCTGGTGCGGCATCTTATCTCTATGTGATGTTTATTCGGTTTGGAGTGATAAAGGCGGAGTAGGAATTATAGAAGCCGGGGGCGGTAGTGTGGTTTTGAACTGCACTGCTTTCCCTGGCTTTTTTCATTTCTCCATATCTGCCTTATCCTCATTCACCCGGTAGAACGCCTCTACCAATTCTTCCTGCTTGCCCGGCGCGTCATTGTCCATGCGCCAGACCAGATCCATGATCTTATCCACCAGCCGCTTCCCCACAGTCTCAATCCTGGGGATGCCGGGATGGTGGTGTATCTCGTTTTCGTAATATCGGCCTTCCTTCAGCGCATCGATCTCCACCCATACATCCTGGACTTCCCGCCAGTAGCGGTTGTCACCTATCAATTTCCAGTCCTGCGCCTCATGGCCAGCCACATACTTCCCGTATTCACCCTCTGTGAATAAGTCCACCTGTTTTTCTATCGCCGCGACTACCTTCTCCAGATGCGGCGCGTCTTCCAGGTCTTTTTCGTCATGCATGTATGCAGCTATCGACTCGTAGCATTTCCCTTCCCGGAGGAACCAGGCGGAATACAGCGCCCGCTCGATCTCTGTATAATGCTTCTTCACGAGCAGGCCGGGAGAGGTCTCGTCGATGCTGAAGAAGTGGTGGGAGATGGAGTCCTCGGAAACAATATAGATTCCCTTTGTCTGTGTATCAATTCTGAACGGCATATGCTGCTCCTTCCCCAAAATCGCTGTCCACTTGTCCAGTTGTCCATCTTAAAGAATTCATATCGGCCCCCAGTGCTGTTATCCTGTCAGGATACGGTGCTGGGGGCTTTTTCGTTACGCCACTGTGTTCAACTCTACGTCCGCGCTTTCCGCTGCGCAAGAGGTACAACGGGCACATCGTTCTCATCCACAAGTTCCAGGATATCCGAAATGTCGCAATCCAGCGCAGAGCAGATGCGGATGATGATGTCGGTGGAGATGTTCTCGCCTTTTCCCATCTTTGCAATGCAGGCGGAGCTGATCCCGGTCTTTGCGCGCAGATCCTTTCGGTTCATATTCCTGTCTATCAAAAGCTTCCAAAGCTTCTTATAACTGATTTGCATTTGTTGCCTCTCTTGTCTCCATCTGTGATCGCACATCTGTGATCGCACATCTGTGATCGCACAGTTGTATTCAGTTCCTTCGGCTGTGATAGCCCGTCTTTTACTTCCCTGTCACTCCAATCAGAAAACCGTAGCGGTTGTTTGTAAATCGGCTTTTGTAATTATCCTTGTGAAAATCAATCACATTCACGCCAAGCGCCTCAAAGTCGATATCCTCCGGGACGCTTTTGTCGTTTTCCACGACGATGATCTGGCCGGTTCCGTTTTGACCGATCAGATAGTTGAACAGGCCATGTACCATGCTGGCTTCCTTGATGACCTTCCCTTCGTCAAAACCGTGGAAGGGCGTATCGACGATAAACAGACCGGGGTTGTACTCCGCGTGGTCGATGTAGTACCGGCGCATCGTCAGTCCCATTACTGTGTTTATGAAAGAGTTATAGCCTTTGCCATGTTCTTCCTGTTTCGTTACGCCATTGATCTGGAGATCGAAGGGCTGGATCAGGAATTCTACCACATTAAGGTTCCGGTAGTTTGCTTCCGTCAGGATTTCTGTAGCGATAGCGCCCATGTCGGCGACAAAGCCAAGAGGAAAATGATCCCTGGGCTTGAACACAGTTTCCGGCGCCTTGACCTGATACTCCGGCGCATCCAGCGTTTTCTGCACATCCTTGGAAACCTGCTGATACAGATCGTAGGTGTTCTTGGTCTGAATGTAGTGCCTGTACACAGCGATATCCTTGCGTAGCTGATCGGCAAGAGGACTGAGCTGTCGCGTGATCATGGTTTGGAGCTGGTTGATCTCCTTCTCCGCGGAGGTGATCTGTCCACGGATATAATTCAGCCGCTCCACAACGTCCTGTTCACTTTCGGACAGTCCTTCGGCCTGCCGTGTGATGCGGGCAAGCTCGGCGCGGTTGGATGCCATGTAAGATGGCCGAGTAATAGGATCGATCCTACTACGACAGAACGGGCAGGAGGTGGTGGCTTCATTATTGTTCAGCAGCCTGTCCCCTTCGGTCAGGAAGATCAGACGGTCGATGTCCGACCGATACTGTGTGGCAAGTTCCCGGTTGCGGGAGAGGACAAGCGTCAGCTCTGCTTCTTCATCATTATAACGCGACAGTTCTTCACTGAGAGCCTGTTGCTTTCTGAAGGCTTCATCTAGGGAATCTTCGGTCTCGGCAAGCCGGGAAATGGACTGCTGCAGTTCCGCCTCCACGTTGATGCCGTCAAATTTCTTCAGTTCTTTTTCCGTATCTTCGCGCTGCCTCGTGAGGGCGGCGATACGGTCATTGGCAAACTGCTCAACAGCGGCGCGTTTCGCTTTTGAAATAGCGTCGGTATCATAGATTTTCTGTTCCGAGTATTCCTCCCCGTTCAGGAAGTAGAGCAGCGCAGACAGGAATAGCACCTGCGCCGTCTCACGCTCCGGGAGGATAACCGAGGTCGCGTTATCGATATCGCCTTCGTTCAGATAAAACGAGGGCAGGATCGTTTTCATGGTGAGATGTTTGCGGTCACCAACTTTGCGCCACATGATCATCGGATCGCCTGGGATTCCGTACATGGAAAACCAGAAACGGGAGATGGATGGCGGCGCATTCTCGTTCTTATCATCGTAATCAGCACCAAACTCGCCGGTCATCACGCCGGGGATATCGCTTTCAACGCTGATGCGATTGCGGCCGATATAGCGGGTGAGCGTAATCTCGCCTTTCATGGTTCCAAGAACCATGGTGATCTTGTTAAAGCCCTTCGCCTTTGGATCAAAAGGCTTCTCCCCACCGAACATGAATTTTATGCAGCGGAGCACAGCCGATTTGCCTGTATCGGAGGCTCCGACGATCATATTCACGCCAGGGCTGAAGACCACAGATGAATCTTCCCGTTCCGGCTGGAAAGCATGTGCTGTTATCTGCTTGATAAAAAAATCCATTTACTTTTTACCTTCCTTGTGGAAGTCCAGAGCCTTCCGGTTGATATCGGAGAGAACTGTTTCAAGGCCGTGGGTTTTCGCGTATTCAGCGGCTTTGATAGCGGCGGCAGTGTAATCCGCAGCGTATGTACTCTCCATAGAATCACAGAGGGCAGTGCCGTTAGCGTTGATGCTGAAGAGGAATCCGTTATTAGCTTCTTCGACATCAACATAGTCCTGCGTTACCAGAAACCGGATCGCTTCCTTTACCTGCTGGCGGCGGGCGGCGAATTCCGATTCCTTGCTCTTGTTGTCGCCGTGGAGATTATATGTCGTGATCCCGAAATCCTTAGCGTATACCGTTACAAAATCGAGAATCACCAGCTCGTCCACGGATAGGCTCTCCTCGCTTGCGTAGAGGGAGAGAAGAATCCGCAGGGCGATTTCTGTGTTGGAATTAAACGCGCTATTCATCATCTTCATTTACCCACACAAACGCTTCGTTGTTTACCAGCAGATGGCAGACGCCCTGGCGTTCCTTCGGTCCGATCAGCCTTCCGCATTGATCCACAGCGGAGGTTGTCCTGCAATCGACCACCTTCTTAAGTACCGCTTTCAGCCGTTGGTATCCATCGTCATAATCGTCACACCGGGTAATGCTGATATAATCCGAGGATTCGTTCAGCCAGCGGTCAAGCTCCTCCTTGTCATCGATGAAGCATTCCCGGATGATGCGGGTGATTCTGACGGCGGCATAGTAGTTGATGCGCTGCTGGGAAAAGTTCTCCCGGTAGGTCTTTTTCAGTAGATGGACATCCTCCCGCGTAACGGGCGCGTCACCTGCAGCCTGTGCGTATGCATCAAGCAGGGCACCGACATAGAGATCTTCTTCATCCGCGATTTCTTCTGGCGGGATCAGCTCCGGCGGGATCGTAATTGATTCATTGCCATAATGGATCTTGCCTTCAATCCAGTCCACATAGAACGATGCGTGGAACTGCTGCACCGTCATGCGGTTTGCTGGCGGCTCCGGCTGCGCATTACGGTCACGGTCAATCTCGCGCTGGATGAACTGTGTCAGCCAGTCCTGACATGCATACCCGATATTCTGGTCATCGATGAAGTCGGGTATCAGGCGCAGGAAGTCCTCTTCGATATGCGCCACAACCATCTTGCTCTGGCCATTGATATATGCGGCGAAGCGGTTATCGTCACGCCTCCCATATGCTTTCTTCAGCTTGGGAACCTGGAACGGACGCTGCCCGCGGAACAAACGCTCCTGGGCGTCTTTGCCAATGCCGTCAAAGGGATTCCAGGGTTCCGGCTCCACATGTTTTTTCGTTTTCTTTTCTTTTTTCTTAGCTGCATCCTCCAGCTTCTGCAATTCCTCGTCGGTGGGTTCGCGCAGATAGTTGTCGAATATCTCCATAAAGAATTCGTCATCGTCGGCATCCACGTTTATATGCGTTTTCAGGATGTCGGCGAAGTCTTTAAACTCCATGTTGGCGCGCACTCCCTTCTGAAAAATTGCATTTTTGCCGAACGCCGCCGAACGCTGCCGAGCGCCGCCGACAAAAAAAGCTGACCAGATTTATACTATACATCGTCAGCCGAACACAGGAAATTATAACACATTCAGATGGCAAAATCCAGAATTTCAAATGCAGGAATGTAAATTTTTTGTGGAGGATTTGCGAACCAAAAAGCAGGATGCGTTGCTTTTTGAACACAATAGGCTGGCGAGGCAGATTGACCGGGTTGGAGGCGGTCAAAAGAAGCAGCACACGGCTAAATACTGAGCGGCGCGTCCGGCGCTTTCCCGGACAGCAATAAATATCATTTGAAAGTCAGGGTGCACACTGGCGGACAGATGTTCAGACATTTCAGCTCCGAAGAGGAAGCCACACATGATGTGGTGATCCGAGCGGAACTGGAGGGTCAGGACACCTTCTGCCTGTGCGCCTTTTTCTGTGGGGTGATGACTGCAAGGATCCGGGAACATCTGTCAGCCGGGGGAGGCTCTGCGGAAAGGACGGAATCATGAATACCAATCTCATCACCAACCACAGCGCCATGGAGGAACTCGCAGCCACTTTTGCCGGAGCGAAGAAGGCCGGCCGCGCGCCGACAGCAAGTTACCTGGCGAGGTCGGCAGAACTGATCATCGAAGCGGACGGAGTGTCCATTTACAACAACGGCTACGCCGAGGTCGGCGGCAAGACCTTCTGGGTGCTGGACTACCTCGACCGGCTGCCGGAAGCGGCGAAGAAGCTCCCCTGGCTGGGGCTGATCCAGACGGCGCGGCACATCGGGACGCCGTATGAGAAGAACGATGTGGTCGAGATGGCCGTCCGCGCCCTGCCGGTAGAGCAGAAGAACACGGTCATCATGTTCTACCACTGGGGCATCCCGCTCAAGGCTATCGCTGGGATGGATTTCTGCACGCCGGAGCAGTCGTATCTGAGGCTGACGAAAGCGATTCAGGCCGTGCAGAAGGCGCTGGAAGCCGGGGAGGTGCAGTGATGGGCGAGTACATAACGCTGCGAGAGCTGAAGTCCCAGCTCCCCTCCACAGAAGCCTACGACCGCATCCCCACAGCGAAGTTCATCCGATCCTCCGGCGCGCCTATCGCTGTGTATGAGTCTTCTGATTACCAGATTGCTGTTTATCCCTGCGGCTTTGCCATCGGCAGGTCGGGACGGCGGACAGTCGGTGTGAGAGTCGATGAGTGCAGAGACTACAGATATCTCGTGGACAACGGAGAGAAGACTGCTTTCCAATATGGCGGGGACGATCTGCAGCATTACTTCCAGGAGGAGTTCTTCCTCGACCAGCCCTGGCCGCTGCGCCTGATGATGGCGGTCGATGACCAGCTGCAAAAGAACGAGGATGACCGGGAGCGGGGTTGGATCAGCAAGCATTCGGAGATCCCGGACGATAAGAACTGGATGAATGGCGGGCATTACAGCTTTGAGGATGCACTGATCCATCGGATGGAGATGGAGGAAGTTCTAGAACTGATGACCGAGAAACAGCGGCGGGTGCTCGTCCTGTACAGGCGCGGATACACACAGCAGGAGATCGGGAAGATGATCGGAGCCGCACAGCAGGTTGTGAGCAAGCATCTGAGGGCAGCTCTGGAAAAAGTCAAGAAGTACTACAGCAACAATCAGTAATCACGGTGACTGCGCGGTGAGAGCCGCGATCACAATACAAAAAACCATTTGAAAGTCAGGGTGCACACTGGCGGACAGATGTTCAGACGGTTCAGATCCAGATTAGAGATCACACGAGTTTGTGGTTGAGAAGCTGGGGATGGAGCGTCAGGACACCTTCTGCCTGTGCGCCCTTTTCCATGGGTGATGCCGGTGATGGGTCCGAGAGCATCTGTCAGCCGGGAGTGCGTCCTGCAGAAAGGACGCGAACATGGAAAACAACAGAACTATCAATGGCAACATCATCACCGAGAACACGACGTTGGGCGAGCTGATCGACCTCCTCGGCCCCGTGACCAGGGCAGCGAAGACTCCGACCTCAAGGAAGCTCCGGGAGGAAGCCGGAGAGCCGATTGCGGAGAGTGACGGCATTCTGGTCTACTCGAACGGCTATGGGGTTTACGACAACGGATCCGGCCGCACGGTCGTGTGGATCCCCTCCTGCGTTTCCTTCACCTACTACTTCGATAAGATGAAGGAGAGCGAGAAAGGCGGCGAGATCAAGGAGCACATCGACCTGCCGGAGGGCTTCCTGGAATCCCAGCCATGGGTGCTTGCGCTGACGCTGGTCGGGGATCACAGGGTGGAGCAGAACAGCATGAACCGGCGCCAGGGTGGGCGCAAGGGGACCAAGGACTATAACGCCGACGACAATGGCGACAAGGACGGCGATGCCGAGGAAGCTGTGGAAGACTCCTATCGGAATGAGTATACCTGGCGCGAGGATCAGATCGGCGAAGATCCGGAGACCATTTACATCCGCAAGGAGACGCGGCAGGAGGCGCTGGACAGCATGACCGAGAAGCAGCGTCAGGTGTTCATCCTGTATTTCCACTATGGGTATAACCAGTACGAAATCGCTGATCTTATGGGCATCACGCAGGTTGGTGTTAAGCATCATCTTGATGGGGCGACAAAAAAAGTGAAAAAAAACTACAGGGGATAGTTATTAAACAGCCTCTCTGCGGACAGTATATGAGAGGACTTGTTAATCCTCCATAATCTGACATACGGACGGCTGCGGCTCACATGGGCTGTGGCCGTCCGCTCGTTATCGGGAAAGACCCGAAGAAAGGAACTGTACATGAAGAAAGTCCACACTCAGAAACACAGGAAGGCGTTTATCTGCTCGCCGTTCAGACCCAGGGGCGCTACGGCCAGGCAGAAGGCAGAAGACCTTCGCCACAACCGGCAGCTTGCGAGGCTTGCCTGCGGATACGCTGTCAGCCGTGGCTACATGCCTCTGGCTCCTCACCTGTTCTTCCCGGAATTCCTTTCCGAGGATGTGCCGGGGGAACGTGAGGCGGGCATCCAGTTCGGTCTTGATTGGCTGTCTGGCTGTGATGAACTCTGGGTCATCGGAAACAGGATCACCGAGGGCATGAAGAGGGAGATTGCTGTGGCGGAGGAACTGGGGATCCCGGTCCGCCACCACATTCCCTGCCTGCCGATGGAAGGGCACATGCTGGATGAGTTCTTCGGATGGAAGGCTCGCCAGCAGGATCCCGGCTACGAAGAGGATGTCTGGAACCCGAATGATGATGAAGAGGAGGGATTGATCTATGACGGAGACTAATGCGACATTCGCCAACGAAGAGGTAAAGAAGGAAGTCACGGTCAGGTGGAGCAAGATGACCGATGGCATCGGTCTGGTCTTCGCCGGGGTGATGTCGATGCTGGAGGCGCTGGACGCCGGCACAGCGAGGGACATCATGACCGCCTGTAAGATGGAAGACGGCGAAAAGGCCGGGAAGGGAGAAACTGATGCTGTGGAAGAGACCGGAGCCGGAACTGTGGATGATGCTGGTATCGCTGACGATGCTGCTGTGGCTGATCCGGCTGGTGATGTAAAAGCGGAATCGGAGAAAGAACAGACCGCTCCGTCCATCACACAGGACGATATCACCAAGATCATTGTCCAGAAGCTCAAGAAGGATCGTACCAATAATGAAAAGATCGGGGCGATTCTGAAAACCTATGGCGTAACGAAAGTGAGCGAACTGCCCACTGAAAAATACGAGGCATTCCTGACCGACCTCTCCCAGCTTTGATTGGGAGGTCTGCCTATGCCGGATGTACACGCGCTGTTAAGCGCATCCAGTTCAAAGCAATGGCTTCATTGCCCGCCATCAGTCCGGCTGCAAGAGGGCTTTCCCAATGAAAGCTCCGTCTACGCTGCCGAGGGTACATTTGCCCATGAGGTGTGCGAGTATAAGGTCAGGAAGTATCTGCACGAGAGAGTGAAGCGTCCTCAATCTGAGGAGTTTTACACGGAGGAGATCGACGCGATCACCGATGTGTATGCGGAGTTCGTCATTACCATCATCGAGGAGATGAAGTGTAATGGATGCGAACCCCTGGTTTTAGTGGAGGAGCGGGTGGATTACAGCCACATCGCTCCTTCCGGTTTTGGTACGGCTGACATGCTGATCGTCGGGAAGGACGATCAGGGAAAGGGGCTGCTCCATGTCTGTGATTTTAAGACGGGGCAGGGCGTGTTTGTGGATGCAGACCACAACAGCCAGATGATGCTATACGCACTCGGAGGCCTGGCCGCTTATGGCTACATTTATGAGATCGAGACTGTCCGTATGAGCATCATCCAGCCACGCCTTGAGAACATCAGCACCTTCGAATGCAGCCGGAAAGAGCTGGAGGAATGGGGCGAGAGCATCAGACCGATAGCGAAGATGGCCTACGAAGGAAAGGGAGAACAGCATCCGGGAGACTGGTGCCGGTTCTGCCGAGCCAAGCCTGTATGCCGCGCCTGCGCGGATGAAGCACTGGCGCTTTGCCGAGAAGAATTTTTGGATCTCGACGCAGGCGCGTTTACAGACGATACAGAGGAAACGGACATGACGGCTCCCTACAATCCCGACACAGACACAGCAGTTTTCAAACAGCCGGGGCTGATCCCGGTGGACGAGCTGGCGGGAATCCTGCCGACGCTGAACAGGATCAGTTCATGGATAGAGTCCGTGTTCGCATTCGTATCAGCGGAGGCAATCAACCATGGTGTCCCGATTCCCGGCTACAAGGTGGTCGAAGGCAGGAGCAAGCGTGTGTTCACGGACACGAAGGCTGTGGTGGACACGGCGGTGGCAAACGGCTACACCGACCTCTACAAACGGCAGCTCATCACTCTGACCGAGTTTGAAAAAATGATGGGTAAGAAGCGGTTTGCAGAACTGCTCGGCGAGTATGTCGCCAAGCCGCCTGGGAAGCTGACGCTTGTCCCGGAGGACGATCCGAGACCGCCTGTTGACCTGAACAGCAATCCCGATCAGGAATTCGCAGTCCTGACTGATGGGGAATGACAAATAGGGCTGCGAGATATCTTGTAATCCGCGCCGGTAGACCCGGCGCTATTTTTATGGAGGTAAAAAAAGTATATGGCAAATAAGACTACATCCCCGACCAAGGTGGTCATCCCCTGCCGCATCAGCTTCGCAAACATCTGGGAGGCGAAGAGCATCAACGGCGGCGAAGAGAAGTATTCGGTGTCCTGTCTGATCCCCAAGGAAGACAAGGCCACGCTGACCAAGATCCATAAGGCTGTCGAAGCCGCCAAGGAGGACGCCAAGGGCAAGAAGTGGGGCGGCAAGATCCCGCCTAATCTGAAACTTCCTCTGCGTGACGGCGACATCGACCGTCCGGAGGACGAGAACTACGCAGGACACATGTTCCTGAACGCCACATCGAAGGACGCTCCGCAGATTGTTGACCGCAAGGTTCAGCCGATTCTGGATCCTATGGAATGCGGCTCCGGCGACTACTGCAATGTGTCCGTCAACTTCTACGGCTTCGCGGCTTCCGGCAACAGGGGCGTGGCGGCCGGCCTGGGTAACATCCAGAAGGTGAAGGACGGCGAGCGCCTGGCGGGTAAGGCATCCGCTGCTTCCGATTTCGATGAGATCGAAGGCGAGGATGACGGCACCGATGTGTTCGGCGATGACGTTCCCGATTATCTGAAGTAAGACAAAGAGTTTCCTCGCTTTCAGCGGATGGGAGAGGGTTTCGGCTCTCTCCTGTCTGCGCTTTACAAGAGCCCCCAGAGCATCAGTTTTGGAGGCTCTTTTAAGGCGCAGGCAGATGATGATAACACACAGAGAGGATGGTGATCTTTTGAATGAGAAAAGACGTGTACTTAGCATCGACCTGGAAACGTACTCAGATGTAGACCTCGCCCAATGCGGGGTTTATCGCTACGTTGAAGGTGACTTTCATATCCTGCTTTTCGCATACGCTTTTGATGATGAGGACGCCCATGTGGTGGATCTGGCCTGCGGCGAGGAACTGCCGCAGGAGGTTGTTAACGCTGTTCACGACCCGACCATCATCAAGGCTGCCTGGAATGCACAGTTCGAGCGCACCTGTCTCAGTCAATTCTTCGGTACCCGGTTATCCCCCGATTCCTGGCAATGCTCCATGGTGTGGGCGGCAAGCCTGTCACTTCCGCTGAAGCTGAAAACGGCGGCGGAGGTGCTGAAGACCGGGGAGCAGAAGGATGACGCCGGCGAGCGGCTGATCAAGTATTTCTCCGTTCCCTGCAGGCCGACCAAGAGCAACGGCGGCAGGACACGGAATCTGCCGGAGCATGCACCGGAGGACTGGGAGCGGTTCAAATCCTACTGCAAGCAGGATGTACGCACAGAGCGGGATATCCGACACAAGCTGGAGACGCTTCCGCTGAAAGATTCCGAGTGGGACTTCTACCACATGGATCAGCGCATCAATGATCGGGGTGTCCTGATCGACAGAACCCTGGTCGAGCAGGCTATCACCTGCGACCTGATGCTGTCGGAGGAGATGAGCCGGAAAGCATACGAGCTGACCGGATTAGAGAATCCGAATTCCGTATCCCAGCTTAAGGGCTGGCTGGAGGAGCGGGGCATTGCCATCGACTCCCTCGGTAAAAAAGATGTGGCCGCCATGATCAAAGAAATCGACAAAAACGGTCTGGATCAGGAAGCCTTGGATATGCTGAAGCTGAGATTACAGATGGCGAAGTCATCTGTCAAGAAGTATCAGGCGGCAGACAGATACATCTGCAAAGATGGCAGGGCGCATGGGCTGTTCCAGTTCAGCGGCGCAAACCGCACACAGCGATGGGCAGGACGCGGGATACAGTTACAGAACCTTCCGCAGAACCATATCTCCACTCTCGATGAAGCACGGGCCCTGGTGAAGATGGGTTGCTTCGACATGGTGGAATCCATCTACGGGAACACACCTGATATCCTGTCACAGCTAATCCGCACGATGCTGATCGCCAAGCCGGGATGCATTTTTACGATAGTTGATTTCAGCGCCATCGAAGCGAGAGTGCTTGCGTGGCTTGCCGGGGAGAACTGGCGGCTGGATGCTTTCAAACGCGGTGAGGATATCTATTGCGCATCGGCATCACAGATGTTCGGTGTGCCTGTCGTGAAGCACGGCATCAACGGGGAACTGCGGCAGAAGGGCAAGGTCGCCGAGCTCGCCTGTGGATACGGCGGGGCAGCAGGGGCTTTGATCTCGATGGGTGCTTTGGACATGGGGCTGAAAGAGTCCGAGCTTCCCGACATTATTGAATCCTGGCGGACGGCTAATCAGAAAATCGTGCAGTTCTGGTGGGATGTAGAACGGGCAGCTGTGGATACCATCAAGGATCACACCGACCGTCAGGTCGGCAGGGTCGGTTTCCAGTTCTACGCAAACACACTCTGGATCGTGCTTCCCTCCGGGCGAAAGCTCGCCTACATCAAACCGAGGCTTCAGCCTAACCGGTTCGGGCGCATGGCGGTCACCTATGAGGGACTTAACGCAGCGAATAAGTGGGCGCGGGGTGAAACGTACTCCGGCAAGCTCGTGGAGAACATCACACAGGCAACGGCGCGGGATCTCCTGGCGGAAGCCATGTGGCGCATTGAGCAGGCCGGACTTGCCATCGTCGGCCACGTCCATGATGAAGTCATTCTGGAAGTGCCGGCCAGTTCCATCACCGTGGACGAGGTCTGCGCCATCATGAACAAGAATCCTGCGTGGGCAGACGGACTTCCCTTGGCTTCCGCAGGATACCAGGGGTTTCATTATTTCAAGGATTAGGCTGAAAAAGCGGACATTGAGAGCCGAAAGCAGGACATTCAAAACCGCACATTCATTATAAAACCGTACTTTGACCGGGGTCAGAAATGGCTCCGGTTACATATTTTCAATCACAGAAATGGAGGACATACACAATGAAACAGGGCAGAACTTTACCCGCAGTACTTACGGAACTTCAGCGGCAGAACGCAGCGAAACAGGACTTCATCGGTCCGGCGCAGTCATTCAAACTTGAACCCGATGGCAGCACCTTCGGCATCACCCATCTGAACACAGGGGAGCAGGAGATCTTTGGCACAACGGATCTGTTCCACAGACAGGTCGGCTCGGCGCTGAACATCCCGGCGAAGTATTACGACATGATGCGCCTTCAGAAGCCGGAGCTTCTGGCCGAGAACGTCAACGCATGGTTTGGAGACCGTGATCAGTCCTATATGATCCGCTCCATGGATTACGGCAGCGGCAGGGTTGCGAGGGCGCTGCTCTCCGACCGCTACCGCCGCATCGACAATCTTGAGGTTGCAACAGCGGTGCTTCCGCTTTTCGCAGGGCGCGAGGAGATGGAAGTGGTCAGCTGCGAAGTGACCGAATCGCGTCTGGCGATTAAGATCGTAAACCATCGACTGGAGATGGCCGTTGTTCCCGGAGACTATGTGCAGGCCGGAGTGGTAATCAGCAATTCCGAGGTCGGACTCGGCGCTGTGTCCGTTCAGCCTCTCGTATATCGGCTGGTTTGCTCGAACGGTATGGTATGTAACGATTTCGGCGAGCGGAAAGCCCACGTCGGCAGGCAGGCGAAGGCGCTGGAGGATAGCTTCGCAGTCTATTCGGATGCCACTTTGGAGGCGGAGGACAGGGCTTTTATCCTCAAATTGAAGGACACCACAATGGCCGCTATTGAGGAGGCTCGTTTCGCACAGATCGTCGGACGCCTGCAGGATGCCACACACGCTCGTATCACAGGCAGGGTGCAGGATGTGATCGAGTTGACCGGCAAGACCTACGCTCTTAATCAGCCAGAGCAGGACAACATTCTGAACTATCTGATTCAGGGTGGCGATCTCTCCCTCTATGGCCTTTCCAATGCCATCACACGCGCTTCGCAGGATGTAGAGTCCTACGACCGGGCTACTGCGTTGGAGGGCATCGGCTGGCAGGTGGCTACCATGCCGGAGGCACAGTGGAAGGAGATCAACGCATGAGCGACATAGAGACCTACCCAGAATACTGGGAGAGCGTGACGTATGAGAGGGAGCCCTGCTGTCACAACTGCCGCTATTTCAGGGAACACCAATGCACGATAGCGGATGATTACTATGACCTCGCTTATGACGGCAGGGACTCCTGTGACAATTGGGAAGAGAGATACGGAGGCCCCAGACGATGAGAGAGTACGTCGTAGAGAATGAATTTGTCAAGGCCGTCCGGAAGGCGGGCGGAGTCGCCTACAAGCTGACCAGCCAGACCACAAACGGTCTTCCTGATCGGCTTATTCTTTTCTTCCCTGCCAAGACGGTGTTTGTGGAACTGAAAGCGCCCGGAAAGATGCTGCGACCGCTTCAAAGGAAGCGAAGGTATCAGCTGATGAAACTCGGCTTCCCGGTTCTCTGCATCGACAGGCTGAGCCAGATCAAACCGTGCATCCAGGCTATTCTCGACTGGATTCCTGGCGAGCCGTTCCCGGAAGGCATCGGCGCGGAAGTGCCTGAGCTGGAGATAGCCATACTTCCGTCCGATCAGGGAAGCTTGGATGACCTTGACGATTATGGAGATAACTTTGAACCAGAAGACCCGTCCGAGCTGGCGGGCTTCTATGCTTTGGACGATCCGTCTGACTCAGACGAGTAGTCCGGGAAGGAGTCAATGATGAACACAGGAGTACAGGAGAGACCGAGGAGCATGGTCTTGTTCCCGCCTTTTTATCCCAGATGCCGCCACTGTGTGATCCGGAACGGGATACCGTACTGCGGTCTGTTCCACGATATGTCACGGTGCAGTCGTAACTGCCCATATGCAGAAGTCGCGCCGATCCACCTGCCGGGAAGGACGAGGGTATCCTTCGGAATCCTTGGATGCTGATGGAGGTGGGAGCTGTTGAAGTTTATACCGCATGAGTATCAGCGATACTGTATCGATTACATCAAAACACACCCTGTCTCGGCATTGTTCCTGGACATGGGCTTAGGGAAAACAGTGACGACATTGACGGCGCTCCGGGATCTGATGCTGGACAGTATGTCCGTTTCAAAAGTTCTGGTGATAGCGCCCCTTCGGGTTGCGCGGGATACTTGGCCCGCCGAGGTCGAGAAGTGGGATCATCTGCATGACCTGGATGTCTCAGTCATCGTCGGCAACGTGAAGGAGCGGACGGCGGCGCTGAACCACGGAGCCATGATCTATGTGGTCAACCGGGAAAACGTCAAATGGCTGGTCGAATATTATGAGTCCAACGGGCTGCGCTGGGATTTCGACTGCGTGGTCATCGACGAATTGTCATCTTTCAAAAACCACCAGGCGCAGCGATTTAAGTGGCTGCGGAAGATCAGACCGTTCGTCAAACGATGGGTCGGCTTGACCGGCACACCGACTTCCAACGGGCTGATGGATCTCTGGGCGGAGATCGGCATCCTGGACGACGGTGAGCGGCTTGGTCGTTTCATCGGCAGATACCGTGATGCCTATTTTAAAGCCGGAGCCATGAATCCGCAGACCGGCGTGGTTTTCAGTTACATTCCTCGTCCGGGAGCGGAAGAAAAGATATATGAGCGCATCAGCGACATCACGATTTCCATGAAGGCACTGGATTATCTGGATATGCCGGAGTGTGTCTATGTGCGGCATGAGGTGGAGATGTCAAAGCTGGAGCGGAAGCTCTATGACCAGCTGAAACAAGATCTCATCATTCCACTGGAGGACGGGGACATCGATGCCAGGAATGCCGCCGCGCTGTCGAACAAGCTCCTGCAGATGAGCAACGGCGCTGTGTATGACGAGTACGGAGAAACCAGAACCATCCACAGCAGGAAGTTAGACTGCCTGGATGATCTGATCGAGGCGGCGAACGGTCAGCCCGTGCTGATTGCCTACTGGTTCAAGCATGACCGCCAGCGTATTCTGGAGCATTTGATCGAAGCCGGATACGATCCCAGGGACATCCGGGAGAGCGAGGATATCAGGGATTGGAATGAAGGGAAGATCCCCGTTGCCCTGATCCATCCGGCTGGAGCCGGACACGGACTCAACATCCAGGAGGGCGGTCACATCCTGATCTGGTTCGGCTTAACGTGGAGCCTCGAATTGTATCAGCAGACGAATGCCCGGCTCTGGCGGCAGGGACAGAGCAGCACCGTAACGATCCATCATATCGTGACGAAAGATACGGTGGACGAGGACGTGCTTGCTGCGCTGGAAGCCAAGGACGTGACGCAGGAAAAACTGATCGCCGCAGTGAAGGCGAGATTGAACTGAAGCAGGCTGGGGCAGAACATCCCCGGCCTTTACATATTATCGAGGAGGTGAAGAACAACTTGGGACGCAAGAATAAACGAAAGAGAACAGAATACCGTTCACGGCTCGGTTTCAATCCGTGGAAGTATATCGCGCCGGCAGCAACCTATGCACCCGTGAGACGCTACCGGAACACGAACCGCATGCCACAGCGCGGCGATATCTGGTTTGCAGACCTTGAGCCGCATGCAGGAACTTCTGTGCAGGGTGGCTGTCGCCCGGTGCTGATCGTGTCGAATGATGTCGGCAACACCTATGCGGAGACGCTGAACGTCCTGCCGATGACGAGGCAGCTGAAGAAGCCGGATCTGCCGTGCCACACGGAGCTGGATCCGGACGCTATCGCGGACAGGCATCAGACGATGGACAATTCCATGATTCTGGCGGAGCAGATCACGACCATCAGCAAGGATCAGCTGAGGAACTATGTGGGCAGGATCAATGAGAAAAACCTGATCGCAGATGTCGATCACGCTGTATCCGTCCAGCTCGGCCTGATCCCTCTGACACAGCACTACGATGAAAGGAGCGCAGCGAAATGAGCGCAAAAGTGAACTTTGTAAACATTCCGCAGGAGCTGAAGAACAATGCTTCCTTCTGCGTGTGGAAGCTGGAGAAACGAAAGGGGAAGCCGACCAAAGTTCCCTACAATCCGAGGATGGGACAGCTGGCGAAGACCAATGACGCTTCCACTTTCTCCGACTTCGGAACGGCTATGAAAGCCTACGCCATGGGCGGCTGGGACGGAATCGGCTATCGCGTATCCGAGGGTATCGGCGCAATCGACATCGACCACTGCATCCGTGAGGACGGAAGTCTCAACGATGTGGCGGCGAGCATCCTGGCATTCCTGCCTGATGCCTACTTTGAGAAATCGCCGTCCGGATCCGGACTTCGCGGATTCTTCAGACTGTCCCCCGACTTCGCTTACGACAAGACCGTCTACTACATCAACAACCGTCAGCATGGTTTGGAGGTTTATCTGCCCGGCACCACGAACCGCTTTGTCACAGTTACTGGCGACACCTATCGCGCCGGTTCTGTTTCCCGCAACGATGAGGCCCTGCAGAACCTTCTGGACACATTCATGAAGCGGAAAGCGAAGGTGTCAAATCGTACCGTGGAGCCCTGTTCCTATCTGACCGATGAGCAGGTGATATCCCACGCTTCCAAGTCTGAATCGGGTGACAAGTTTAAAGCCCTGATGGAGGGCAGGTGGGAAGAAGGATACGACAGCCAGTCGGATGCGGATATGGCTCTGGTTTCCATCCTTGCCTTCTGGTGTGGGAACGTGGAGGAGCAGATCGACCGCATCTTCCGCACATCCAAGCTGTGCAGGGATAAGTGGGACAGGCAGACGGGTGATGCCACCTACGGCCAGATCACTATCCGCAATGCCGTATCGACCAACGATACCATCTACACACCGATCCGGGACAAGGATTCAGCGGAGACGGACTTTGATGATCTGGACGAAGAGGATACTCTGCCTTCTTTCGAGCCTGATTTGTCCAAGGTCACACTGACATTGGAGGAGATGCAGCCGCACACGAACCCTCGCTATCAGAGGGACGAGATCGGCATCGGCTACGCCTTCGCGGATTACTTCAAGCCCATCGCCCGCTTCGACCGTGAGCGCGGAATCTGGTATGTCTTTGACGGAAAGGTCTGGCAGCCGGATGAGAATGCCCTGGCTGTGGCCGAGCTTGCCAAGCGCCTTGCTGACCGCCTCTATACCTTCGCTCTCCAGATTAAGGACGAGGATACCAGGAATCGCTATATCAAGCGGGTGCAGAAGCTCCAGATGCGAAAGAACCGCAGGACGATGATTGAGGATGCCAAGTCTGTGTATCCCGTGCCTCACTCTATCTTTGACCGTAACACCGATCTGTTCAACTGCCAGAATGGGACGCTGAACCTGACAACGGGAGAGTTCCGTCCGCATGATCCGGCTGACTTCCTGACGCTCATGTCTGGGATTTCCTATGACCCGGATGCATCGTGTCCTCGCTGGACACAGTTCATTACAGAGGTCATGTGCGGTGATGAAGATCTGGCGGCCTACCTTCAGAAGTCGCTGGGCTACGCACTGACCGGGGATACGAGCCTCGAATGTCTTTTCATCCTCTACGGCGCGACGAGCCGCAACGGTAAGGGCACGACCATGGAGACCTTCCTTCGCATCATGGGAGACTACGGGAAAACGTCGAATCCGGAAATGCTGTCTACGAAGTTTGGCAATACCAACGCATCAGGACCGTCCGAGGAGATTGCCCGGCTTGCCGGCGTGCGTTTTGTGAACATCTCGGAGCCGGAAAAGAAGATTACTTTCAATGCGGCTCTGGTCAAAAGGATGACCGGCAACGACACCCTGAACGCCCGGTTCCTCCACGAGAACAGCTTTGACTTCAAACCCAACTTCAAGATCTTTATCAACACCAACTATAAGCCGTCCGTGTCCGATATGACGCTGTTCTACTCGAACCGTCTGAAGCTGATACCGTTCAAGCGTCACTTTGAGGAGCATGAGCAGGATAAGGGGCTGAAGAACTTCTTTGCCGAGCCCGCCAACCTCTCCGCCATCTTCAACTGGTGCTATGAGGGATATCGGCAGTTTAAGGTGTCCGACTTGGCTGACCCTGAAGCCGTGAAACTTGCCACCAAGGAGTATCAGGAGGAGTCTGACCGTATCGGCCAGTTCGTGGATGCGTGGCTGGAAGAGGGCGAAGCCTACGAGGTGCGCACATCGGCCGCCTACAAGCTCTACGGGGAGTGGTGCGACAAGTACGGCTACAGGAAGGAAAACAGCACCAACTTCAATAACGCCATTCAGCGTTTCTTCCCGATCCAGAGAAAGAGACCGAATGACGGCAGCGGAAGTCAGACAACCATGCTCATTGGCTGCAGGTTCCTGGAGACGGAAAACGGCGAAGCAGAGGAAGAGAAGGCTGCGTTCAGCTGACCTGCGCGTAGCCACCAGAATGCGTTTGAAGAGGCAAATTCTATGCATTTTCAATTCTTTTCTGGTGGCTAAGTCTGTCCTGAAATGGCGCTGTCGCAGGTTGTCGCAGGTTTTTACGGTGGTTATTAATATTATGTTTCTTTATATGTATTAATGTTTTTACTTGCGACATCTTGCGACAAAAGAAGAAAAGAAGAAGAAAAGATAGGAAATATAGGTCTTTGAGGCCGCTGGCATCGTGGACGGCTGAAATGTGACCGAGTATTGCTCTGGCCATCTGTGTGGGTATGGCGGCGGAGCGCCAAGGGACAAAGGTGGCAAGGACAAAGGGTGGTCAGGTGAGAGGAGGCAACATGGGAGTTTTGATAACCGCGGCGGTAGTAATCGTTTTCCTGCCGCTGATCCTTACAGCAGTTGTTTTTGTGTCCATCGTCTGGACGCACAGACCGGATCTCTCGGTGATCGACATTGGCCGGGAGGCATTGAACGAAATCAAGAACTATTTGAGAGCCGGAAGGAACCGGCAGAAAGGAAAAGCATATGAGCAGAATTATCACCTGTGAGCAGGTCAGCAATGGCCATCCGGATAAGATCTGTGATCAGATCGCGGATGCGATTGTGACCGACTGCCTGCAGCACGACAAGAACAGCCGCGTGGCGATTGAGGTCCTGATCAAGGACAATCACATCATCATCGCGGGCGAACTGACCAGCAAGCACAAGCCGGATTACAAGGCGCTGGTTTACCAGGTCTTCGAGAGAATCGGAATGCAGAAGCTGGACTATGGGAAATCGGTCGATTTCAGGGATTCCTTCTTCCTCGGTCCCGACATCGGCATTCTGGTGAAGGAGCAGAGCCCGGATATCGCAATGGGAGTCGATAAAGGCGGAGCAGGAGACCAGGGCATGATGATGGGCTATGCGACGAATGAAACGGCGGAGCTTTTGCCGATCCCGTTCGTGGTGGCGACCAGATTTCTCGAAATCCTGAAAGCGCATCCGAGCCGCATGTTCCGCGCCGATGCGAAAGCCCAGGTCAGCTTCGACTACGATAGCGGGAAGATCACGACTTTCCTCTGCTCGGTTCAGCACAGCCCCGATGTGGATCCCGCAGATTTCCGCCATATCATCGAGGGCATCATGGTTCTGGCCGCTTGTGAAAACGGGTTGAACACGGATTTTGAAAAACTGGTCAATCCGACCGGCCGTTTTGTGATCGGCGGCAGTTTTGCCGATTGCGGCGTGACCGGAAGGAAACTCGCCTGTGATACCTACGGCGGAGTCGCCCATATCGGCGGTGGCGCGATGAGCGGTAAGGATCCGTCCAAGGTGGACCGTTCCGGTGCGTATATGGCGCGCAAGATCGCGGTGGATATCGTGAGAGCCGGATATGCGGATAAATGCGAAGTCCAGATCGCCTATGCCATCGGTGTGGCCGAGCCTGTGAGCGTCTATATTGAGACCTTCGGTACGGAGCATCAGGATAAGGCGTTTCTGGAAGCCTTTGTGCGAGAGAACTACGACCTGACGCCGAAGGGCATCATCCAGAGCCTCGGTCTGCTCGATGTGGATTATAACCGCGTTTCCGCATACGGCCACTTCGGAAAAGCCGGCCTTCCGTGGGAATCCTGAAAAAATATAAAAAAGTTTTGAGGGGATAGTTATTTATCGGCCTCTCAGCGGACAGTATATGAGGGGAGTTGTTATTCAGCCCTGACCTGGGAAAATGCAACTCCCCTCCCGATAGGAGAACACGATATGCCATCACGACCAAACACACCATGCCGGCATCCCGGCTGTGCGGCGCTTGTGCCATACGGCACGAAATACTGCGATGCCCACAAGCCGATGCACCCGGAGGAAGTGCGCAGCGCCGAATCCCGCGGTTACGGAAGGGCATGGCAGAAAGCAAGGAAGCAGTACCTGGAAGCGCACCCACTGTGTGTGGAGTGCATGAAGGAAGGCCGGTACGTCAAGACCACCGATGTGGATCACATCGTACCGCATCGAGGTGATCTGAAGTTGTTCTGGGACAGGAGCAACTGGCAGGCACTCTGCCACCGTCACCACAGCATGAAGACCAGGGCGAACGATAACACACCGACCTACCACTACTGAGAGAAAGGAAGAGGTACATGAACGAGAAGAAAGAGATCAAGACCGTGGGGCTCGGCTTCTTCGAGGCGCTGACCCTGCTGTTCATCGCACTGAAGCTGACCGGCGTCATCACCTGGAGCTGGCTCTGGGTACTCAGTCCTCTGTGGCTGACCTTCAGTGTCGCAGTCTTCATCGCAGCCATCGTCGTACTCGTAATGAAGAAGTGAGCGGGGCAGGCGGCGGAGAGCGGCCCCGGGGCCCTGGGTCACTTCTCTACGCTGAAGTCTCCCACAGACCGCCGCCCCCTCTCGCGTTAAAAAACGCGAAATTGCAGGGGCCCCCATCTGGGAGCGGCCGCAGACGGGCTGAATCAGGCAGCTACGCAGACCTTCTGAAACGCTGATAAATCCTTGTGATTCAGCGGATCTGCGGCTTCCCGAGCGAGGACCGACGTAGGTACTTACGGGTGCTGCATTTCGTTACAAAAACGCACGAGACCACACTGTTTTCAAGGCGAAAACATGTAGTAGCTCGGGCGTTTTTACATATTTCCATCGTTACAGTGATGCCCGTGTGGGCATGGCAGAAGGAGATGCGCGAATGACCGATGTACAGAAAGAACTGATCCGCGCCATGCGCCTACAGGGAATCGGATACAAAGCAATCGCCAGAGACCTTCATCTGAGAAGAAATCAGGTGCAGCTTTACTGTAAGACCCACGGCCTTGGCGGGGATGGAAACCTTGTCCGACTGAACTATGTGATCTGGTGCGAGAAGACCGGACACTGCTTATATTGCGGCACAGAGCTTAAGCAGCCGGATCGGGGACGGAAGAGAAAGTTCTGCTCTGGGAAATGCAGGACAGCATGGTGCCGCGCAAAACAAGCTGAAGCTGATGAGATAGAAACTGGAGGGAGCGATGCTTGACTGGATCATGACAGGAATCATTTGTATAGCGGGTGCTGTTTGCTTTCGTCGGTCAAGGTTTACTGAACTGTATCAGAAGGGCGTAGATATCGAACTGATTGCCAGAACAGCAGGGCATAAAAGTATTGAGACCACCAAAAAGCACTATGCAAAAGAATCCATTGAAATGCTCAGGGAGGCAATGGAAAACGCTCCTGGGGTTCCCAAAGTTGACCGAGAATGGAGCCTTGATGCTGAAGAAGAAGCTGCAAGACTGTGCGGTCTTTTGTAGGATGAAATTTTATGCGCATAAAACACCTAAACAAGTCATTAGAACTCCGTGAGATCACGGGGTTCTTTTTAATCGTTCGCAATAAAAAAACTATGCGGATAATCCCTCTTGTCCGAATATTCGCACAAGAAGGACTGCTCTTGCCGTACCATCTCGGCAATGCCGTGAAATACATCGCAAGAGCCGGACGCAAGGACCCGGCGAAGACGGAGGAGGATCTCCGCAAAGCGATCTGGTACATCAACCGATACATCACATTTCTGGGAAAGCAGAAGAAGGGAGGCAGCGATGTGGATTAACGTTCCGCAGCAAGCAAAGGTCATCGCCCGGTACGGCGCTGACGCACAGGCGATGGTACACATGGAGGAATGCGCGGAGCTGATCCAGGCTGTTTCCAAGATGCGCAGGGCTGCCAATGCCGGGAAGGACGACGGCGCGGCGAGATACAACCTTGTCGAGGAGATTTCTGATGTTCTTATCTGCATGAAGCAGATGCAGGAAATCTACGGGATCTCCGACCATGAGATACAGCTCATGGTGGATAGGAAATGCAGAAGGCAGGAGTTGAGACTATGACGCTGACAGAAGGCTTTGTGAAGGACGAAATCTTCATCGACTTCGGATCGGAGATCATGTACGGCGATGACCAATGCTATCTGGATTATCCCTGCCGGTTCTCAACCGTGGGATTCCAGTTGATTGCGACAAACGGTCTGACGCAAATTGCAGACCGTATCCGGAAGGAAGCAGGGTTTAAGCCCATGTATCCGATGGGTGAGTTCACGGACGATACCTGCGACAACGACGGCTGGTACGACTTCTATGTCGGCCTGAACGGTTTTGCAGATAATCACATGGACAGCTGCATCGAGTTTGTCGTGGTCAATTCCGACTCTGAAGATAACGAGGAACTGTACACCATCGACCTGAGCGCAGAAGAGCAGAACGAGGTTTTCAAATGCCTGGACAGACAGTGCCGGGAGCATGGAGGGAAATCATGCGAGGAACTGTTGAAGGAAGCCGAGGAGAGAATGAGGGAGGACATGAGTTGAAGATCATCAAACGGGATGGAAGCGAAGTTCCATACGACTATATGAAAATACAGAAGGCAATTGAAGCCGCAAACGGCGAGGTGGCGGAAGAGGATCGGCTGTCAGATACGATGGTCGGTTTTATTGTTGGCAGGATCGAGAAAAGGATCGAGGCAGCAGGCCGCAGTGTCAGCGTCGAAGAGATCCAGGACATGGTGATCGATGAACTGGATCAGGCCGAGGCGTACAGGCTTGCCCGGCACTATAGCGATTATCGCTTACGTCATGAGCTTCTGCGGAAGCAGAACAGCACGGACGCGAAGATCCTGTCGCTCCTGCGTCATGATAACGAGCTGGCAAAACAAGAGAACGCCAATAAGGACCCGATCCTGAATTCTACTATGAGGGACTACCTCGCCTCGGAGGTCTCCGAGGATATCTGCCGGAGATACATTTTCCCGGAGGATGTGATCCGCGCTCACGACGAGGGCATCATCCACATCCATGACATGGGCTATGTCTCCGGTCCGATTTCAAACTGCGAGTTGGTGAACCTTGAGGACATGCTCCAGAACGGCACCGTGATCACGGACACCCTGATCGAGAAGCCGCACAGCTTTTCGACCGCCTGCAACATCGCAACGCAGATCATCGCGCAGGTGGCCTCCAACACCTACGGCGGTCAGACGATCAGCCTGGCTCACCTGGCTCCATTTGTGGATGTGTCCCGCCAGAAGTATAAGCGGGAGATCCGGGAGGAGCTTGACGCCATTGGCAGGGAGTACACTGAGGCCGAGGTCAGCCGCATGGCGGAAATGCGCGTGAAGAAGGAAGTGGAGCGTGGTGTTCAGACGATTCAGTATCAAATACAGACGCTCCTGACCACCAACGGACAGACACCTTTTGTCTCCGTGTTCATGTACCTGGACGAGGTTCCCGCAGGGCAGACCAGGGATGACCTGGCACTGATCATCGCGGAAACGCTCCGCCAGCGGCACGAGGGCATAAAGAATGAGGTCGGGGTGTGGGTGTCTCCCGCATTCCCGAAACTGATCTACGTCCTTGACGAGGACAACATGACCGAGGACGCGCCGTACTGGTATCTGACAGTTATGGCCGCCGAGTGTACTGCGAAAAGAATGGTTCCCGACTACATCAGTGCCAAGGTCATGCGGCAGCTGAAGAACGGGGATGTATACACCTGTATGGGATGCCGGGCGTTCCTCACTCCGGATACCGAGGGCATGAACCCGGACGGCAGTCATAAATACTACGGCCGCTTTAATCAGGGAGCGGTCACTATCAATCTGGTGGATGTGGCCTGCAGCGCCGAGGGAGATGAGACGAAGTTCTGGCATCTGCTGAACGAGCGGTGCGAGCTTTGCTTCAAGGCGCTGATGATCCGGCACAAGACCCTGCTGGGCACACCTTCAGACGTTGCTCCGATCCTCTGGCAGTACGGTGCAATCAGCCGCCTTGCGAAGGGAGAGAAGATCGACCGCCTGCTGTACGACAACTACTCAACCATCAGCCTCGGTTATGCCGGGCTCTCTGAGTGTGTGTACCGCATGAAGGGAGTCTCTCACACCGATCCAGCCGGTCATGACTTCGGCATCGAGGTTATGAAATTCCTGAACAGGAAGACGGCACAGTGGCGGGAAGCAGAGAATATCAGCTACAGCCTCTACGGGACCCCAATGGAGAGCGTGACCTATAAGTTCGCTCAGTGCCTCCAGCGCCGGTTCGGGAAGATCGAGCATGTGACGGATAAGAACTACATCACGAATTCCTATCACGTCCATGTGGCCGAGCCGATTGACGCTTTCAAGAAGCTGGGCTTCGAGGCGGAGTTCCAGGCGCTTTCTCCCGGCGGAGCGATCAGCTATATCGAGGTGCCGAACCTGCAGAACAACATCCCTGCGGTTCTGGCTGTTATGCGGTTCATCTACGACAACATCATGTATGCCGAACTGAATACGAAATCCGACTACTGCCAGGTCTGTGGATTTGACGGTGAGATCCGGATCGTGGAAGAGGACGGCAAGCTGGTCTGGGAATGCCCGAACTGCGGCAATCGTGACCAGAAGCGGATGAACGTCTGCCGCCGTGTCTGCGGCTACCTGGGTACACAGTATTTCAACCAGGGCAGGACGGCTGAGATCGCAGACCGTGTGATGCACCTATCTACCAGATGACGGGAGGTGTTCATGAACTACGGCGGAATCATCAAAAACGACATTGCAAACGGTCCAGGGGTCCGGGTGTCGCTGTTTGTGTCCGGGTGCAGGAACCACTGCCCAGGATGCTTTCAGCCGGAAACCTGGGACTTTGATTACGGCGATCCGTTCACCGAAGATACTGAAGAAGAGATTCTGGAAGCCCTGCGTCCTTCGTGGATTCAGGGCCTTTCCATTCTCGGCGGCGATCCTATGGAGCCGGAGAACCAGGATGTACTCCTGCCTTTCCTGAAAAGGGTGAGAGTGGCGCTGCCTGATAAAGATGTTTGGCTCTACACAGGATACCGTCTGGAAAGTGTGTCTACCTCGTCAATGTTAGACCTGGTGGACGTGGTGGTGGACGGCCCTTTTATCGAAGCAGAAAAGGATGTCTCGCTTGCCTTCCGGGGAAGCCGGAACCAGCGGATCATCCAACTGCGGAATGGAGAAGTCTATGACGGATCAGAGAATGATTGACCTATCTGCGGTCATTGGCGTGTATACGATCTGTAATACCGGAGCAGTCCTCGTTCACGCCATCGACTATGGAGAGGATAAAGTGCTCACCTCCATTAACGGCGAGGATGCCGAGTGGTGCGATCTGACAGAAGAATACATGGAAACGAGTGGAGCGCTTGAACTGGGATTCATCCTGGGCGAGCTCTTCATTCCGTTTTGCGAGGTCCTACGATTTTATGGAGGTGCGAATTGAAGAAAACAGCAGAGCTGAAAGTACTGCCGATTTCCGTGTTGAAACCGGCTGAATATAATCCGCGCAAGAAGCTCAAGAAGGGCGACAAAGAATACAAGAAGATCCAGGATAGTATCGAGGAGTTCGGCTTTGCCGATCCTCTGGTAGTCAATTCCGACATGACGATCATCGGCGGTCATCAGCGCCTGACAGTGGCGATGGACCTGGGATACTCTGAGGTTCCATGTGCGGTAGTGGATGTCGACAAGGTCAGGGAAAAGGCCCTGAACATTGCGCTCAACAAGATCACCGGTGCCTGGGACGATGACCTTCTGGTTAAACTGTTGGAAGATATAGGAAACAGCAACTTTGATCTGGGTAAGACCGGCTTTGACCCGCCTGAGATCGGGCAGCTCTTTAACAAGGTCCATGACAAGCAGGTCAAGGAAGATAATTTCGATATCGACGCAGAGCTGAAGCAGCCGGTCTTCTCCAAGCTGGGTGACATGTGGCTGATCGGAAAGCACAGAGTTATCTGCGGCGACAGCACCGGCGAAGAAATCTATACCCGTCTGATGGACGGACAGAAGGCAAACCTTGTACTGACAGACCCTCCTTACGGCGTGGATGTGGAAGAAACAGCAGGAAAGATCCAGAACGACAATCTGCCTGATGCAGAGTTCTATGATTTCCTGCTGTCCGCATTCCGCTGTATGCAGGCAAACCTCGCTGACGACGGCAGTATCTACGTCTGGCATGCAGACACCAAGGGCCTGATCTTCCGCAAAGCCTATGAGGACGCGGGCTTCTACCTTTCCGGATGCTGCATCTGGAAGAAGAATGCGTTGGTGCTGGGCAGAAGCCCTTATCAGTGGATTCACGAGCCCTGCCTGTTCGGGTGGAAGAAGGGCGGGAAGCATCAGTGGTATGCCGACCGCAAGCAGGTCACGGTCTGGGAGTACGACAAGCCGAAGAGCAGTCCGGACCATCCGACCACAAAGCCTGTGACGCTCATGGCCTATCCGATCAAGAACAGCACCATGACCAACGGAATCGTACTCGATCCCTTCCTTGGAAGCGGGAGCACGCTGATCGCATGCATGGAGACTGACCGAATCTGCCGTGGCATTGAGCTTGACCCGAAGTTCGTAGACTGCATTGTGAAAAGAGCGATTGCCCACAACGACGGCAAATACGATGACGTGTTTGTGATCCGTGACGGGCAAAAGCTCCGCTTTGATGAAGTGGCGACCTTCGAGCCGGAAGAAGTGGAGGGTGAGTGATGAAGGCTGAACTGATCGCCTATACTCCGACAGCTTCCGGTATCTGTTGTGATGCCGCCGCCGTGTGTACCAATTCCAAAAACGGATACCATTCCCTGCAGCAGTCCCTTGCTTCCGGGCATGAATCCGTCCTGGAACACGCTGTGTTTACCTTTCGTGTGGAGGACTTAAGCCGAGCGGCACTTGCGCAGTTGACCCGGCACAGGCTGGCGAGCTTTTCCGTCCAGTCACAGCGGTATGTCAGGATCAGGGGTGTGGATCTTATTATACCTGAGAGCATCCGGAATTCTGATTTCTACATGGAAGCAGGAAGCCTCTTGGAAGATGTCATGAATCTCTACCAGCGAATGGTAGATGCAGGCATTCCAGCAGAGGATGCCAGATATGTCACACCGCAGGCTGTACCGACTGCTCTGATCATGACAATGAACGCGAGGGAGCTGCGCCATTTCTTTTCCCTGCGGTGCTGCAACCGGGCACAATGGGAGATACGGAAGATGGCGGATGAGATGCTGAAGCTTTGTAAGCAGACTGCTCCTGAACTGTTCGGAAATGCCGGCCCCGGCTGCATATCTGGAAAGTGTCCAGAAAAGAAATCGTGTGGGATGCCGAGACAAAAGAAGGAGTGGGACAGCTGAGCCGATAATTGGGGAGGATATGGATGCATTATGTGATTACCGTAATTACGGTACTTCTTATCAGTTTTTTCTCTGGCTTCGTGATTGGTGCAGTTACTGATGACGAGGATCTGGAAGAGAGAGAACGCGAAGACCGTGACCAAATTGAGTACCTTCGCAGTTGGCGGGAAAGCCGCAAACGCTCCTGACTGTCACATCTACCCGATGTATTTCCGCGTCCTTTGTCGATAACGTAGAACTCTGAAAAAGAGCCGGATTTATCGATTATTATACTTGCATTTTCAGGGCAGTAGAGCGATGAATACACTACCGCGAGGGACGCGGGAATTATTCAGAAAAGGAGCGAAATGCCATGAAGAAATACGAAAAGAACATCGAAGACCGCAAAGTCCTGGTTGCCCGCCTGAGTGAGCTGACCGGACTGGATGCACGCTACACCAGGGTTCCCCGCTGCGCTTACGAGGTTGGCCCATTCATCGTCGAGAAAGACGGTTGCCTGACCGTGGAGGAAGGCGCTGACGAGAGCGTTTTGGAAACGCTCATCTCCGAGAACATGATCGGAGCCTGCATCGAGGAAACGCATCCGGTAAGCCCGACTCAGCCAGGGACTGAACCCGCCGAGATCCTTCAGCCCGATCTCGGAACGGAGGAGTGGGGTGAGGATGACTGGGAAGAAGCGGAAACACCTGCGCAGCCACAGGAAGAGCAGGAAGTCTGGCAACCGGAAACGGACATATTCGCGGAGATGACCGCACAGACAGAAGAGGCGGGCATTGTGGAAACGGATACTACGGATGCCGACCCGATCCCGGATGCAGAGTATGAACTGGAAGCCGAAGAAGAATCGGCAGCCAGCCTCGGTATCAGGGACGCGGAGGAGCCGATGGGCTTTCCGATGGATGCGAGGATCAGCTTCCCGCTTTCTAGACACACAGCAGCTTCCCTGATCAACCTGATCTGCATGATCCACACGCGAGGACCGCTCATTTCCAAAGCGACTGGCGGCACCTTCCATGTGGATAAGGAACTGGTGGACGACATCCTCGACCGGCATACTTTCTTAAGAACAGAAGACCTGATTGCCTTTGTCCAGGAATGGGGTGGCAGAGAGGATGCGCTGCAAGGCATTTCCTTCGATGAAGAGAAAGTGACCTTCGATGGTTTTAAGGATGTAAGGGACGCAGAACACCTGCAGACCTTTACAAAGCTGGCGGCAGCTATGAACAAGACGACCCAGACCCAGAAGCGTGTGCAGGCCAAGGAAACGGACGACAGCAACGAAAAATACTCCCTCCGGGTTTGGCTGGTCAGGATGGGAATGAACGGTCCGGAATACAAGGCGGAGCGCAAAATTCTCATGAAGAATCTAACCGGCCATTCTGCTTTCCGGACTCCTGCGGATGAGGAAAAATGGAAGGCCAGGCAGCAGGTAAAGCGCGATGCACTACGGGCTGCAAAGGCCGCTTCCAAAGAGAGGGATACGGTGTAAATGTACCAATTTCCGGCCGCTTTTCAGGCAGGATAATTGTTGGATATATATCTCCGAATTGACTTGCTATATCTGCCCTTCTGAGTGATATATGTACACACCCAAAAGGAAACACACCAAGCGATTACAGGGAGGATATAGCAATGAAGAGATATACCGATTACACCAACGAGGAACTGGTTGAGCTGATCATACACGGCGAGGAAGAAGCATATGAACAGCTCTTCCGCAACCTTGCCCCGATTACTCTTCATGAGGCGGAGATGTACCGCGGCAAGATGGATACCTACAGCACGGAGGACTTCCTACAGGAGGGAAACATTGTAGCCTGGGAAATCATCAGCCGGGGGAACTTTAAGGGCGGTAAATTCAGCACTTACTTCGGTGGAGCCATCCGTAAGCGCTTGATCCGCATTTGGCGGGATTACAACCTGAAAAACCTTGTCTGCATCGGCGAGAGTGAGGATTGCCGGGGCAACATCATTCGCATCCTGGTTGAGAGCGACTACGCCAAGGAGTATCGGCAGAGAAAGGCAGAGCAGAATAAGCGGTGGTATGAAAAGAAAAAGGCGGAACAACCTCCAAAGGAAAAGAAGCCGCCGATGACGAAAGAGGAACGGTCAAAGAAGATCATGGCCTACCAGAAAGAATACTATGCAGCCCACCCGGACAAACTGGCGGAGCGCCGCGAAAAGAACCGCATCGCTGAGAAGGCACGTCGGGAGCGTAAGAAAGCCGAAAAGCTGGCAGCGGAAGACGCCAACGATTAAACAGGAGACAGCCTCCTGCAACCAAGCCGGCCACAGAGCCGGTTCTTGGTCGTAGAAGGGTATCCCCCGTGGCTATCCACTCTTTTCGGAGCGAATAAAGCTGTGGGCAAGAAGCCCATAAAAGAAAAGGAGCGTGAGACGATGAATTTTCCAAACAGAGAGACAGTAGAACGTATCCGCAGGACCTATCCGGTCGGCTGCCGAGTGGTGATCGATCAGATGGACGATGTCCAGGCACCGAGGATCGGAAGCCAGGGAACCGTAACGGGAGTTGATGATACCGGAAGCGTTCTGTGTGACTGGGACGAGGGCGGGAGCCTCTCGGTGGTCTATGGTGCTGACCGCTGCCATAAGATCGCAACTGAGGCTGAGGCGAAGGTCACCCTGGACTGGTACGGAAAGCATCAACCGGAGGAGGATGCCAGATGCCCGCGCTGCGGTCAGGTGATGTTTGGACTGAAAGCCAGACATGCACTCAGCCGGTGGGCTGACATCATCATCTGTGACGAGGACGGGATGAAGGAGGCATTGGAAGATGCAGGGATCATAGAAAAACTCCCTCTGACAGAATGGGTGGCCGTGAAGATCCCGCAGATTGGAGGCGGCCGGTGGAAAAGATGAAGACTCTCTTTGACAATGAGGAGTATCGGATTCATTAGAAAAATCGGTCAGATTCAGTGCAGTAGATTTGTGCATATTATGGCGGTAAATATGTGATAATTCACTTGATATATCCTTCGTATAGAGCGAACATGTCACTACCGAAAGGGAAAACAAATAGCGGGAGGAAAAGACCATGACGATCAACGAAGGAATGAAAAAATACAGATTGCCGAACCCGACCACAAGCGAGGACCTGGAATGCCGCTGGAGCAAGGTTTTGGATTTTGGGGACAAGGTGCTCCTGGCCGGGTATTATTACAACGGCAAAGGAAAACCCTGTTTCTACGGTGCTATTTACGAGCACTTGGACGACGACCTTTCCTGCGAAGGCACCATCGGGCTGATGGCAGTCAGCGAAGTGGAGCACATCGACGCAGGGCACGCCATTGCTTGGGCGCTTTCCCAGATCTAAGATACATAGCGGAGCCGGAACCGCTTCACCAAAACATGAACTGGGGATATAATTGGCGGCATCGGAACACCCTGAACCGCAAGGGGCGTGGGGAACCCGCACGGTGGTCATGTGAAGACCCCTAACGAATGAAACCACCAACATAAAGATTACCGAGAGTCTACGGATTATCCGCAGGCTCTTTTCTTATACCCGTTTTCGAGGAAGGAGGTTTGATTTTCCAACATGGCTACGAGAGGAAGAAAACCGACACCGACTGCGATCAAGGAACTGGAAGGCAATCCAGGCAAGCGGCCGCTGAACAGTGCGGAGCCGCAGCCGGTACGAAAAGCGCCTCCCTGTCCGAAGTGGCTGGAGCCGGAGGCAAAAAAGGAATGGCACAGGCTTTCCAAGCAGCTGGAGCAGATCGGTGTACTGACCGAGGTGGACCAGGCGGCTTTCGCTTCCTACTGCCAGGCGTATGCCCGGTGGAAAGAAGCTGAGGAATTCATCACACAGCATGGAACCATCGTGAAGACGCCGTCCGGCTACTGGCAGCAGGTCCCGCAGGTATCCATTGCCCAGACGTACCTCAAGATCATGAATAAGATCGCGGAGCAGTTCGGCCTGACGCCTTCTGCCAGAAGCAGGATCACGGCCGGCGCGGATCTGAAAAACGTGCCGCTGGATGACATGGAAGATCTGCTGGGAGGGAACTGATGGCGAAGGAGAGACCGAAGAACTACCCGAAACTGAAGGACTACAAGCCATCCCGGTTCATGCTCCCGGAATCCCACTATGACGAGGGCAAAGCAGACCGGGCGGTCCGATTTATCGAAAACCTTTGCCACACCAAGGGCAGGTGGAGCGGGAAACCGTTCTGGCTGCTTCCCTGGCAGGAACAGATCATACGGGATGTGTTCGGGATCGTGAAGGAGGACGGCACCCGGCAGTTCCGCACGGCCTATGTGGAGATCCCCAAGAAGAACGGAAAGAGCGAGCTTGCCGCTGCGGTGGCGCTGTATCTTTTGTACGCTGACGGAGAACCGTCTGCAGAGGTCTACGGCGCGGCTGCGGACCGGCAGCAGGCTTCCATCGTGTTCGATGTGGCAAAACGGATGGTGGAGATGACCCCGGCGCTTCTGAAACGCTCCAAGATCATGGCGGCGACAAAGCGACTGGTGAACTACTCCAACGTCGGTTTCTACCAGGTGCTTTCGGCTGAGGTCGGGACAAAACACGGCCTAAACGTATCCGGGCTTGTGCTGGATGAGCTTCACGCGCAGCCCAACCGCAGCCTTGTGGACGTGCTGACTAAGGGCTCCGGCGATGCCAGAACACAGCCGCTTTACTTTCTGATCACCACGGCTGGTACTGACCGCAACAGCATCTGTTATGAGTACCATACCAAGGCAAAGGACATCCTGGAGGGCAAGCGCATTGATCCGTCCTTCTATCCGGTCATTTACGGTCTGGAGGACGGAGAGGACTGGAATAGTGAGAAAGCCTGGTACAAGGCAAATCCCTCCCTGGGATATACCATCCAGATCGACCGTGTGCGCGATGCCCACAGAGAGGCACTGACCAATCCGGCAGAAGAGAACGTCTTCCGCCAGCTCCGGCTCGACCAGTGGGTCGGAAGTGCAGTCGCCTGGATACCGGAACACATCTACGACAAAGGGAATATCCCGATTGACCTCGATGCCCTGAAAGGCAGGGAGTGCTACTGCGGACTGGACCTTTCCAGTACAAGCGACATCACTGCCTTTGTGATGGTATTCCCTCCGAGAAATGAAACGGAGAAATACATCGTGGTGCCGCACTTCTGGCTGCCGAGAGAAACTCTGCAGCTGAGAGTTCGGAGGGATCATGTTCCCTATGATGTTTGGGAGAAGCAGGGACTGTTTCATGTGACTGAGGGCAACGTGGTCGATTATAACTTTGTCCGCAAGACTATCAACGACCTGCATACCGTTTTCAATATCAAGGAGATAGGGGTGGACCGCTGGAACGCGACGCAGCTGATCACCGACCTTGAGGGAGACGGTTTTACGATGGTTCCAATCGGCATGGGCTTCAAAGATATGAGTCCCGGCATGAAGGAACTATACAAGTTGCTACTGGAAGGCAAGATCATCCATGGTGGCAATCCGGTCCTCAGATGGATGGCGGGAAACGTGGTAGCAGAGATTGATGCTGCGGAGAACATCAAGCCCAGCAAGAAGAAGTCTACGGAGAAGATTGACGGCATCGTTGCCTGGATCATGGGACTGGATCGGGCGATCCGCCGTGAACAGCAGGGCAGTGTATATGACGACCCGGATCATCCGCTCTGGGTCTTTTGAGGAGGAGAATCCATTGGAGCTGACAATGGCTGAAAAACGTGATCTCATTGAGCGGATTACGGAGCTTGTAAAAAACGACATCCTGAACAAAGAGGATCGGGATAATATCTTCCGGGTGTGTCTTGCGGCATGCAGCCGGGAATTGGAAAAACTGAAGGAGGAGTAGATGAGCTGGAGAGAATGGTTCGGCTTCACAAAACCGAGGGATGCTCCCGACACGGAGCTTCCACAGATCGAAGATAACGTCCGGGACTCGGGCGGTATTTTTGTTTTCGGCATGACAAACAGCGGGGAACTGGTGAATGAGAAATCTGCCTTGCAGATCTCCACGGTATATGCCTGTGTGAGACTTCTGGCGGAAACTGTGGCAAGCCTGCCGCTGCACCTTTACAGGTTCACCGACACGGGAGCAGGGAAGGAAAGGGCGACAGAGCATCCGCTGTATAAGATCCTGTACCGGCAGGCCAATCCGGAGATGACCAGCTTCTCCTTTCGGGAAGCCATGATGATGCACCTGCTCTTATGGGGAAACGCCTACGCACAGATCGTGCGGGACGGCAAGAACGGCATCCTAGGGCTATACCCACTGCTTCCTGAGAACGTGGAGATTGACAGGGCAGAGAACGGCGACCTGTTTTATACCTACCATGCCTATACGGATGAAGTTCCGGGCGAGACCAATAAGGACATCATCTTCCAGAGAGACGAGATCCTCCACATCCCCGGTCTGGGCTTCAATGGTCTGGTAGGATTTTCGCCAATCGCCATGATGAAGAACGCGCTCGGCACGACGCTGGCTGTGGAGAAATATGGCAGTGCTTTCTTTAAGAACGGTGCGCAGCCTGCCGGTGTCCTGGAGCATCCGGGCGTGTTGAAAGACCCGCAGAAGATACGGGATAACTGGATGAACGCCTACGGCGGTGCCGGAAACGCCCACAAGGTGGCTGTGCTCGAAGAGGGCATGGCCTACAAACCGATCTCGCTTCCCCCGGAGGATTCGCAGTTCCTATCCACCAGGGAATTTGGTGTGGAGGAGATCTGCCGGATCTTCCGAGTTCCTCCCCATATGGTGCAGGATCTCAAACGGGCGACCTTCAACAACATTGAGCACCAGAGCATCGATTTTGTGATGCACACCATCATGCCCTGGCTCGTCCGGATCGAACAGGCCATCATCAAGGATGTGCTGATCGAAGAGGAGCAAGAGAAGTATTTCCCGAAGTTCAATGTGGACGGCCTGATGCGCGGCGACTACAAGAGCCGCATGGATGGTTACGCGGTGGGCTTTGCGAATGGTTTCCTGTCTCCCAACGATATCAGAAGGCTTGAAAACATGGACCTGATCCCTGCCGACGAAGGCGGGGACGACTACTACCTGAACGGCAGCTACACCAAATTAAAAGACGCAGGAAGCGCCTACGGAGCCAATCAGGTGGCAGAGCAGGAGAAACAGCAGGCCGAAGAGCCGGACGAGACACATCCGGAGGAACCGCAGACCGGGGAAGGAGAGGAGGAAGCGTCTGAAAGCAAAAACCATGCAGAGCGCCATGCGCAGCGCAAAGCGCAGAGAAGAGGAGGTAATCCGAAGAAATGAAGAAATTTTGGAACTGGATTCATGATGACAGCGGCGGCAGGGTGCTCCGCCTGGAGGGACCCATCGACTCAGAATCCTTCTGGGGTGATGAGATAACACCGAAGGCATTCAGGGATGACCTGTATGCGGAGGAGGGCGACATCACCCTTTGGGTCAACAGCCCTGGCGGTAACGTGTTCGCCGCTGCGGAGATCTACACCATGCTCCGCGACTATCCGGGCAGCGTGACCGTGCGCATCGCATCCATCGCGGCTTCTGCTGCGTCCGTGGTAGCGATGGCCGGGAACCTTGTCCAGATCTCCCCGACCGGGATGCTGATGGTGCATGATCCTTCCACCATTGCCATGGGCAATGCCCGTGATATGGAGAAGGCCATCACCACGCTGAACGAGGTCAAGGAGAGCATCATCAATGCTTACGCCTTCAAGACCGGGCTTTCCAGGAACCGCATCTCCAAGCTCATGAGCGATGAGACCTGGCTCAATGCCAAGAAAGCGGTGGAGCTGGGCTTTGCGGACGAGATTCTCTTTGAGGCAAAGAAGCCGGAGCCGGAGGAAGATCCGGACGAGCCGGATGAGGACAATGATCCCGATACGGAGGAAGACGGAGATGAAGGCAAAGAAGGCGGCGAAAAGAAAAAGCCGTTCAAACTGGCTGAAGCTATGTGGCAGTATTCCTCCCGCCTCATGGGAGAGACCATCCTTAACCGCCTCGGTGCGGAGGATGCGGATGCTGGTGGTCAGCCGGAGCAGGAGGCCGGTCCTGAAACACAGGAACCCGTCGAAGGGGTAGCAGATACCGATGAACCGGATCTGACTGAGAACCCTGCGGAGCCGGATATTCCTGCCGGAGATAACGATCCTGCCGACACAGAGCCGGAGATGCCCGTGATCGGCATGGACGGCAAAACCAAAGACGGCGCGATGCCGTATGAGATCCTGAAAGACAAGCTGGAGTGGCTGAAATGAGCTGCCCCGGCTTTTCTTATACCCAAAACAAAAACAACGACCGGAGCGTATCTCCGGAGAAAGAGGTAATTCATGAGTAAGATTCTTGAGCTTCGCAACAAGCGTGCCAATCTCTGGGAGCAGACGAAGAACTTCTTGGAAGAGCATCGCGGCGAGAACGGTCTGGTCGAGGCTTCCGCTGTGGAACAGTACAACAAGATGGCTGCGGATGTACAGGCCCTCGGCGCTGAGATCGAACGCCTGGAGCAGCAGGAGGCGTTTGACGCTGCGCTGTCCGCTCCGACCAGCAAGCCCGTGAAGGGCATGCCGACTGCGCATCAGACCCCGAAGGCAGAGGGTACCGCTTCCGACGAGTACAGGGACGCCTTCTGGAATATGATCCGTAACCAGGGCGACCAGTTCGCTGTCCGCAACGCGCTGAATATCGGCGAGGACACCGAGGGCGGCTATACCGTGCCTGACGAGTTTGAACACCGCCTGATCCAGGCGCTGGAGGAGAACAACATCTTCCGCCAGCTTGCGACCGTCATCCGCACCAATTCCGGTACGCGCAAGATCCCTATCGCCAACGACACCATGGAGGCACAGTGGATCGATGAGGGCGAGGAGATCCCGGAGACCGATACCAGGTTCGGTCAGACCACGCTGTCCGCTTACAAGCTGGGCACCATGATCAAGATCTCCAACGAGCTCCTGCATGACTCCGCCTTCGACCTTGCCAGCTATATCGCCACCCGTTTCGGTGTTGCGATGGGCAATGCCGAGGAGCGTGCCTTCTTCACTGGCGACGGTGACAAGAAGCCCCTGGGCATCCTGGCTGAGACCGGCGGCGCAGAGCTGGGCGTGACCGCGGCTTCCGAGCATGTGGTGACCTTCGATGAGATCTTCGATCTCTACTACAGCCTCAAGAGCCCGTACCGCAGGAACGCCCAGTTCGTCTGCAACGAGACCCTGCTCCTGCAGCTCATGAAGCTGAAGGACGGCAACGGCAACTATATCTGGAAGCCGGGCCTGGATACCGCAAAGCCGGACACCATCCTTGGCCGTCCGATCCGCACTTCCACCTTCATGCCGACCATGTCTGCCGGCGAGCGTGTGCTCCTGTTCGGTGACCTGAAGAACTACTGGGTCGCTGACCGTCAGAACCGCACCTTCCGCCGTCTGAACGAGCTGTATGCTCGCACCGACCAGGTGGGCTTCCTGACCACCCAGCGTGTGGACGGCCGTCTGATCCTTCCGGAGTCCGTGAAGGTGCTGAAGATGGCCGGCATCAAGCCGGCCCCGGCTCCGACTCCTGATTCGGACGAGCAGGCCAACGGCTGATCGTAACTGACCACCGGGAGGGCGGGATGAGGGAAGTTCCCCGTCTCGTCCTCCCCGTTTTCGAGAGGAGAAAAGCATATGCATCTGACAAAGAACTATAACACCGACGGCGGCGACCGTACCGTGATCGGAGGCACCCTGGAATTTGAGCAGGGAGCAGAGGTGAAGAACTTCCCTGGCGGCGGCAGTCAGAGCGGCAAGGCAGAGAACCAGTCTGCCAGTTCTGCGACCGCTGTGGCAGGCCTCAAGAACGACTTCGACGCGCTTCTGGTGAAGCTGAAGGAAGCAGGGCTCATGGAAGCGGATGCCTGGAACTTGTCTGTCCGTCTCGCGCCGAACCTGACCGATGCTGTGGCGGCTGCCAACAACGCAAAGGCGTCTGTGGCACTGGTCGACGCTGTGATAACCATCACTGCCAATGTGGACGACCTTGAGGAATCCGAAAGTTCCGCTCCGGGGCAGGGTACCCACAAGTGGATCGGCCTTGGCATCGGTACCGGCCTTTCTTCCGTGACACTGGCGAAGTATAACGGTTCCCCGCTGATCGATGCGGATGCAGCCGAGGCAGAGTCCGTCGGTCTGGATCAGCCCGGCGAGTTCGTGTTGTATATCCGTGCCGATGAAGTCGTGGATACTCCGAAGGAGATCACGCTTGATGCGGAAGGATATCCGGAGGCAGTGATCACCATCATCATTGCCGCACCCGAGGAGAACTGACCGGAGAGGAGGCTGCCATGACATTTATCACTTTGGATGAGGCAAAAGAATACCTGCGTGTGGATACCTCCGATGAAGATGCGCTCATTGGCAGCCTGCTTTCTGCCGCAGGGAACCTCTGCCGGGATGTGGCAAGGCTGACCGATGAACAGTGGGAAGATATCGATTCGGATAAATGCTGCTCCAAATACTACAGCAGGGCACAGATGACCGATATCCGGGAGACACTGCGTGTGGCTATATTCTATGCCCTCGGCTATCTGTATGAGCATCGTGAGGAAGCTGACCACCATGCTCTGACACTGACTCTGCGGTCGCTTCTGTTTGGCATCCGGGAAGGGGTGGTGTGATGGATATCGGAGCATTACGAGTACGGATCACCATCCAGAAGAATGAGACCGTGGTGGACAAATACGGCAATCACAAAGCGGTCTGGACAGACCATTTCTCTTGCTGGGCGACTGCTGTGACCAGTGGCCTTTCCACAAAGGAAGAAGAATCTGCCGGTCATACGGCGGAAGCCGACCGGCTGGACATCACGGTGCGCTGGTGCTCCGAGATCGCCGTGGTCAATTCTAAAGGCTACCGTATCCTTCTGGGCGGACGGATTTACAACATCCTGTCCATTGACGAGATGGGATTCAAACGCAACAGCCGGAAGTTCCACGCGGAGCTTTCAGAGAGGTGAGCCTATGGGAACGACGATAAGACCTGACCAGCTGGCATCCGAGGTCATGAAGGGACTTGAGGAATACAAAGACCTGGCGGTCGATGTGATGAAGAAGGAGATCCAGAACACGGGAAAAACCGTAAAACAGCAGATCTCGCAGACTGCCCCGAAGAAATCCGGCCGCTATGCAAAGAGCTGGGCGGTGAAGAAAGTGAAAGAGACATCCAACTCCCTGGATGTGGTTGTCCATTCAAAGAACCGCTATCAGCTGACGCATCTTCTTGAAAACGGCCATGCGAAACGGGGCGGCGGCAGGGTCCGTGCGATCCCCCATATCGGGCCGGCAGAGGAGACGGGTATCCGGGAACTGGAAGAAAGGATAGAGAGGGCACTGAAATGACACACAACGAGATCGTGGAGATGCTGGAGGAGACCAATCTTCCCATCGCCTATGACCACTTTGCGGAGGGCGAATCACCCGATCCTCCGTTTATCTGTTTCCTGTTTCCGGGATCGGACAATTTCTCCGCGGACGGCAGGGTCTATCTGAAGATCCGGAACGTCAACGTGGAGCTGTATACCGACCTCAAAGACCCGGAACTGGAAGAGAGGCTGGAGACCGTGCTGGACAGGCACGGCATTTTTTATCAGAAATCGGAGGTCTGGATAGAGGAAGAAAAACTCTATGAAGTCCTCTACCAATTTGAAACGGAGGATAGCAATGCCGAAGAAAAAGAATAAGGTCAAATTCAATATCTGCAATGTCCACTACGCGATCCTGACCGTCGCGGATGACGGGACATTCTCTTTCGGGACGCCTGTGCCGATGCCCGGCGCGGTATCCCTGGCGCTTGACGCCAACGGCGAGCCGACGAACTTTTATGCGGACGGTTATGCCTACTACACCATCGGCAACAACATGGGCTACGAGGGCGACCTGGAACTGGCCATGGTGCCGGAGTCTTTTCGCACCGATGTCCTGGGTGAGCAGCTGGATGCCAACGGCGTCCTGATCGAGAACGCCAACACGGAGACGGTCAACTTTGCGCTTCTTTTCGAGTTCGACGGCGACATCCGCAAGATCCGCCACGTCCTCTACAAGTGTGCTGCCAGCCGCCCAAGCGTGGAATCCAAGACCAACGAGGAAGAGGTCGAAGTCCAGACCGAGACACTGTCGGTCAAGGCGACCCCGATGGCAAACGGCTGCGTGAAGGCGAAGACAGGGGACGATACCACGGACAGCGTTTATCAGAACTGGTACAGCGCGGTGTATCTGCCGGTAGAACTCCCGGCTGGGGAACCCGCGAACGGCTAAGGAAGAGGAGGATAACCTATGAGCATGACAAAAGTGATCGAGATCGACGGGAAGCAGGTGGCATTCAAAGCCTCTGCCGCAATCCCGCGCATTTACCGTGTGAGATACGGAAGGGACATCTTCAAGGACCTGATCAAGCTGGATAAGGAGCTGAAGGAAAACAGCGAGGAGGACAGCGGCCTTACCATGTGTTCGCTGGAGGCGTTTGAGAACATCGCCTACCTGATGGCGAAACACGCCGATCCTTCCATCCCGGATACTGCGGAGGAGTGGCTGGAGGAATTCAGCGTCTTTTCCATCTACCAGGTACTCCCGGAGATCATCTCCCTGTGGGGCGTGAACCTGGAGACCCAGTCAGAAGCTAAAAAAAACGGCATAACATCGACCGGCAGATGACGACTCCGCTCTTCCTGCTCCGCTGTGTGCAGCTTGGGATCTCCATCCGGGATCTCGACCTGCTCACGGTGGGGCTCGTCAATGACATGTATATCGAGAGCGACAATGATAATGAGAACTATGCGCAGGTGGCAACGCAGCGCGATTTCGATTTATTTTAACCTTTTCCCGGCAACTTTTGAAAGGAGGAGACAGCCTTGGCAGGCGGACGAATAAAAGGAATTACAATCGAACTAAACGGCGACAGCACTAAGCTCGAAGCCAGCCTCAAGAGTGTCAACTCCGAGATCCGTAATACGGAATCCAAGCTGAAGGATGTTAACAAGCTCCTCAAGATGGACCCCGGCAATACCAATCTGCTGTCCCAGAAGTATAAGACTCTGCAGCAGGAGATACAGGCGACAAAGCAGAAGCTGGATACGCTGAAGGAAGCCTCCAGGCAGGCAGACCAGGCGCTCAAAGACGGCACGATCTCCAAAGAGCAGTACGATGCCCTGCAGAGGGAGATCGCTGAGACTGAGCAGAAGCTGAAAGGCCTGGAGCAGGAGTATAAGAACTTCGGTTCCGTGCAGGCACAACAGGTGGCGGCAGCCGGGGAGAAGATGAAGGAACTCGGCAGCAAGATGGAGAGCGCGGGCAAGACTCTGACAACGCATGTCACACTTCCCCTTGCCGCTGTGGGCGCTGCGGGTGTGGCGAGCTTTGCCGAGGTCGATAAGACCATGCAGCTCACCAACAAGACCATGGGTAACACGGAGGAGCAGGCACAGCTTCTGAACAAAGCCATGAAGGACGCGGCTGCCAATTCCACCTTCGGGATGAAGGACGCCGCCACTGCGACCCTGAACTTCGCCCGTGCCGGCCTTGACGCGGAACAGGCTGCAGCGGCTCTTGCGCCTGCCATGAATCTGGCAGCCGGTGAGGGCGGTAACCTGGACACGGTATCCGGAGGACTGGTCGCAACCATCAACGGCTTCCACGGAAGCTTTGAGGACGCAGGGCATTATGCTGACGTATTCGCGGCGGCCTGCAACAATTCCGCCCTGGATGTGGACAGCCTGTCCCATGCCATGTCCGTGGCTGCCCCGATCTTTTCTTCGGCAGGCTACTCGGTCAATGATGCTGCCCTCTACATGGGCATCATGGCCAATAACGGTATCGACGCGGACAAGGCCGCCAATTCCCTGAAAACAGGACTGGCAAGGCTTGTGTCTCCCGCCAAGGAAGGTGCGGAGATGATGGACAAGCTGGGCATCTCTGTGACCAACTCGGACGGCACGATGAAAAGCTCCATTCAGATCCAGAAGGAACTGCATGACGCTTTCGGAAAGCTCTCCGAGTCGGAGCAGATCGCGGCGGCATCGGCCATCTTCGGTAAAAACCAGATGGCTCCGTGGCTGGCTTTGATCAATACGGCTCCGGAGGATGTGGGAGAACTGGATACATCCCTTCGGAACTGCGCCGGCACCACGGATGAAATGGCGGAAGCCATGATGAGCGGATTCGGCGGCTCACTGGAAAAGCTGAAAAGCTCTATCGACGTCCTGGTGACCTCCATCGGCGAGGCACTGGCCCCGACCATTTTGAAAGTGGCGACTTTCATTCAGAACCTTGTAGACAAATTCAACGCGTTGACCCCGGCACAACAGCAGATCATCGTAAAGATCGGTCTTGTTGTGGCGGCCATTGGACCGCTGCTTGTCATTATTGGGAAACTGCTCACTTCGGTGGGAACGATCATGACCTGGGCTCCGAAGATCGTAAATGGGGTGTCATCCATTATGGGCATCGGCAGCAAACTCATGGGAGGCCTGCAGGCGCTCTGGGGCGTCATTATCGCCAATCCAATCACACTGATCGTTGCCGCCATTGCCGCCGCTGTTGCGGCTTTTATTTATTTCTGGAACACATCGGAGGAATTCCGGCAGTTCTGGATCAACCTGTGGGAAGCGATCAAAACGGCGGTGCAGACTGTCGTACAGGCGATTGCCACTTTCTTTACCCAGACCGTACCGGAGGCTTTCAATACCTTTGTGGAATTCTTCAAAGGGCTGTGGGAAGGTGTAAAAACCTTTTTCTCCGGAATATGGGACGGCATGAAGGAGATCGTATCCACGGCATGGGAGACCATTAAAAACGTGGTGCAGGTAGCGATCATGGCAATCGGTGAGTTCTTCTCCACGGCGCTGACGATCATCACTCTGCCTTTCCAGTTCATCTGGGAAAACTGCAAGGAGATCATCACCACGGCATGGGAAGCGATCAAGAGTGTCGTGACCACGGCAGTGGAGGCCATCAAGACCGGAATCACCAATGCCTGGAACACGGTGAAGACTGTAACTTCCACCATCTTTGAAGCGGTCAAGACGGTGGTAACCACGGTTTGGACGGCGATCAAGACAGCGCTCGACCCGATTATCAACGGGATCAAGACGGCGGTAAGCACTGCCTGGGAAGCCATTAAAACGGCGACCACTACTGCTTTCAATGCTGTGAAAACAACGGCTTCTACGGTATGGAACGGCATTAAAACTACCATCACGACTGTGGTAAACGGGATTAAGACGGCGGTGACCACTGCCTGGAACGGAATCAAATCCGTCACCACCACTGTCTTCAATGCGGTTAAGACGGCGGCGTCCACAGTTTGGAACGGGATCAAGACAACCATTACTACCGTGGTGAATTCCATCAAGACGGCGGTATCCTCCGGATTGAATGCGGTGAAATCCACGGTGAGCAGCATCTTAAACGGGATCAAATCCACCTTCACATCCGTGTTCAACGGAGTGTGGTCCTTTGTGCAGGGAATCGTGAACAAGCTGAAGGGGATCTTCAATTTCAGCTGGAGTCTGCCGCACATCAAGCTGCCGCATTTTTCCATTTCGGGCTCCTTCAGCCTGAATCCGCCTTCCATCCCGCACATCAGTGTGGACTGGTACAGGAAGGCCATGAATAACGGCATGATCTTAAACAGTCCGACGATCTTCGGAAGATCCGGAAATCATCTGCTGGGCGGCGGGGAAGCCGGGCCGGAAGCGGTGGTCGGTGTCTCGTCCCTCATGGACATGATCCAGACAGCGGTGAATAACAACATGCCGATGGCAGACAGCGGGGATATCACAATCCCAGTGTATATCGGAGGCAACCTTATTGATGAAATGATCGTTTCGGCAGAGCAGCGGAGGGCGCTGCGGTCAGGAGGAAGGGCATGACATTTCAAACCTATCTAAAGATCAACGGCTTTGCCCTCCCGGTCCAGAAGGATGATTATTCCATCGACTACAGCGATGTGGTAGCGGACAGCGGCGGGGTAACGGAGGCGGGAACGACCATCCGTGATGTGATCCGGGAGGGCGTCCCGTCCATCTCCGTATCGCTGCCCGTGTCTGCCGCTTGGCTTAAGCGGCTCAGGAAGATGAAGAAGGAGCCGTATGTGAACGTGGAGTGGCTCGATCCGGAAACGGGGGAGCTGTCTTCCGGGACCATGTATATTGACGGTTTCAAGGTCTCCCTGGAGCATGATACGAGCGGCGGCAGCCTGTGGACGGTCTCTTTTTCTCTGGAGGACTTGAACGATGTATGAGGTATCACAAGAGTATAAGAGGGCCATCCGCAGACAGACAAGGAAATTCGAGTGGCAGGGTACGATCACGACCACCAACGGAAAGGTCTACCACTTCACGACAAAAGACATCGTAAAGGGGAGCGGGACGCTTACCCGCTCCTGCGCGGGCAGCACGTCCCTGGAGCTTGGCTCCGTTTATGCGGCGGAGCTGGATATTTCGCTGTTCCTGGACGTAGACCGCTACAGCATGTACGACGCGGTGATCGACCTGTCCTTTGTATGCCGCCACAGTGTGAAGCGGGTATGGAGCGATCTGCGCCCGTTTACCTGGGGCGCGATGCGAACAAAAAGGTGGAATGACAGGGGCGAGTCGGAGACGATCCCCATGGGGAAGTTCGTAGTCTCTGAGGCAACCAGGACGCTGACTGTTCTGCAACTGAAAGCCTACGACTACATGCTGAAGTTCGATAAGAACATGAAAAACAGCGGGACGGTGCGGACGCCTTATGAGTGGCTGAAATATGCCTGCGAAGCCTGCAGTGTGCCGCTTGGCGTGACAGAGGAAGCTGTGGCCGCCATGCCGAACGGAACAAGGAACCTGTCCTGGACCAACCTGGACGAGGATAAGACCTGGCGTGACCTGATCGCGCATGTGGCGACCGTGCTCTGCGGTGTGTGCCAGATCGACCGGTCCGGCGCGCTTACCGTGATCCCGTTTACCAACACACCAGTGATGGATATCCCTGCATCGTGGCGGTATTCGTCTAAGATCGCGGACTACATCACGAAATATACAGGCCTCTATGCCACCTACCGGGCCGGAGGGCTGACGGAATACTATAACGTGGAGCCGGACGATGGGCTGATCTATAACATCGGCACAAATCCGTTTACCCAGATTGCTGCAACAGCAGAGCGGAGCAGAGTCCTCCAGGCTATCATCAATAACCTTGCAGCGACCACCTATACGCCGTTTGAGGCGGATATTCCGGGTGATCCGTCCCTTGATCCGATGGATGTCCTAAGCCTCTCCGGAGGACAGGCAACGGGCGAGATCGCCTGCATCACAGAGATCGTTTACCGCATCAATGGGAAGAGCCACATCAAATGCGTGGGAGAAAACCCGAGACTCAATCAGGCAAAGAGCCGCTACACCAAGGATATCGAAGGACTGCTTGCCCAGAACGAGGGCATCGAGGGCACATCCACCTTCTGGATGTCGGATGCCTACAGCGCGGCGGATATGGCGGTCACGGAAGAAGCCGTGGTCACAGCCACACAGTTTGAGATCCAGACGGATAAGTCGAGGGGAGAGATCATCTGGACGGGAACCTACACGCTGGACGAGCCTTCTGTCGTGACGGCCAATGTGTATCTGGATGACAGGCTGATTTATTCCTGCCGGGACTGGCGGATGGCCGGGAATACGACGCTCACTGTTTCCACGCCGTTTGAGATACAGCGCGGGGATGAGGGTGTCCACGAGGTAAGGATCGCCCTGAAATGCGAGGTCTCGGAGGAATCCGACCTGACCATACTCATGCGTCAGCTTGCTTCACTGGAAAACCGTGTACGTCAGCTTGAGGAAGGCTTCATGGGCGAGATCGAAGTGGAAGAAGTCATCCACGGCGAACTTGCGGAGATGATCGGAAGGATCGATACGCAGGCTTTGGTTAACCCCGGCACAAGCGGAGCATTTACGGTAAACGAGCCGGTGCATCTTGAATTGATGGCGATGCTTGGCGGCATAACGGAAAACGCGGAAGGAGAAACGTAATGGTTACGTGAACTTGGTATCCGCCTGATCTTTGAGAAGGAAGGCATCGACACCGACAATGAGTATTCGGAAATGCTGCTGACCGTGCTTGCCGCCTTTGCGCAGGAGGAAAGCCACTCCCATTCGGAAAACGTCAAATGGGGCAAACGGAAACGGCTGCAGAAAGGTCATGCCCTTCTGATCCCGGTATACGGCTATCGGAAGAATGAGGAGACCGAGAGTTACGAGATCGTGCCCGAGGAAGCGGAGGTAGTGAAGCTCATCTTTGACCTTTACGAGCATGGGACCTCCGTGCCAGAGATCACCCGGACACTGAAGGAAAAAGGGTACCCGATGCCAAACGGGGAGAAAAAGGTGTGGGATGAATCCCGCATTCATTACATGATCATGAATGAAAAATATGCCGGCGATTTGCGGACGCAGAAGTTCTACAAGAAGAGCTATCTGGAATACCGCTGCTACCGGAATGACGGACTGCTTCCCGGCAAAATGCTGAAGGACCATCACGAGCCTATCGTGTCCAGAAAACAGTTCGAGCGGTGCAACGTTATCCTGGAACTGAAGAAGAAGTCCACGCCATCCACTTATCCCTTCGGAGACTACCTGCGCTGCCCTTACTGCGGTCATGTCCTGCGGCACAGACGGCTCCCGATCCAGAACTGCGACAGCCACTTCCTCTGTGAGGGGGAAGGAGCCTGCAGGGGCTTTGTGATCATGTCGGTTCCGGTCAGGAAGATGGTGCTGGATGCCTGGAACAATCTTGACCTGACAGCGGTGGATAAGCTGCTGACATCAAAATATCGCAAATGGGCAAAAGAGGCAGAGAAACTTCTTGTGGCGAAAGCGGAGCATCCAACCTTTGATTCCATCGAATACTGGTGGCTGGACGAGTATGTGGCTAAGATCGAGTTTGGGCAGCACAGCTACACGGCTTCCGACCTGAACCTGCTGGAGGAAGGCCAGAGGCGCATCCTGGACGACCGGACGATCACGATCAAGTGGCGGTGCGGCCTGAAAACGACCATACCCTCCGGGGTGACCAGGGATTCCCATGATCCGAGGCACAAGGCCATCTTGTGGGACGGCTACCTCCTGCGCTACCCGGACAGGTATCCGGAACTGGCGGAGGAAGTGAGGAAAAAGCAAGGCGAAGAATGAAGTTCATCAGGCTCTCTGAGATAAGCGCTCAGGGGGCCTTTCTTTGTCTACACCTACCAGATATCCGATTGAAACAGGCCGGATTATTCTACGATTTATACGGCCCGAAAGCGTCTGTTTTACGCACAATTGACTTGCTATGCACGAGCTTTTACGGGAATATAGGACAGCGCCGGGGGATAACTTACAGCGGCGCAGAAAGGAGAACAGCATATGGAAGTTCAGAAGATCAAACTTGAACCGATCAGAAAAACGGTCAGGGAACAGACCGGCAAGCTCCGTGTGGCTGCCTACTGCCGGGTTTCCACCGATACAGAAGACCAGAGGACCAGCTTCGAGGGACAGGTCAAGCACTATACGGAACTGATCGAAGGTAATCCGGAATGGGAAATGGCAGGCATCTTCGCCGACGAGGGCATCACGGGAACGAGCGCAGCCAAACGGCCGCAGTTCCAGGCGATGATGAGGGTGTGTGAGGAAGGAAAGATCGACCTCATCTTAACAAAGTCGATCAGTCGCTTTGCCAGAAACACCTTAGAGTGCCTGACTTTTGTGAGACACCTCAACAACCTGGGTGTCCACATCGTGTTTGAGAGCAACAACATCGATACGCGCACGGCATTTTCGGAGATGCTTCTGACTGTCCTTGCGGCCTTTGCGCAGGAGGAGAGCAGGTCGATTTCCGAAAACACCTCCTGGGGAATACGGAAGCGGTTTGAAGACGGCGTTACCAGATGGAGCAGGCTTTACGGCTATGAGAAGACGGCAAACGGGGAATACCAGATCGTACCGGAACAGGCGGCGGTGGTGCAGAAGATCTACGATCTCTACGAGCACGGCGAGAGCATCCAGAACATCCGCAAGTACCTGACGGCACATGGCATCAAAAGCCCGACCGGGGAGCCGAAATGGACGAATTCCGCGATCCACACCCTGCTGATCAATGAACGCTATACCGGAGACATCATTCTCCAGAAGTTCCTGACGGAAGACCATTTGAGCCATAAGTCTATCAGGAACGATAGCACCGAGGTCCCGAGCTTCTACATCGAGAACCACCATCTCCCCATTGTACCGAGAAAGCAGTATGACCGCTGCATGAAGATCATGGGGATGCGCAGGGTGAACGGTCACAGGAAGGAACATGACACCGGACCCTGCAATCAGTACCCGCTCGGCGACAAGCTCCGCTGCCCTTACTGCGGTTCCGTCCTTTACCAGAGAGCCATGCCGGTCCAGGTAAAGCACAGCGCCGGCTGGTGCTGTGAACAGGGCGAGGACGCATGCCACGGTTTCATTATCCGGTCCTATCTGGTGGAACCGGCGCTTCTGGAAGCCTATAAGAAGCTGGACGCGAACAAGATCGCGGAGAAGGTAAAAAGCCCGCGGTTTGGTGATGCCGCAAAGCTGGCGCTGGAGGTTAAGAAGGAATACCCGGTCATGAAGCGTGTGGACTTCTGGTGGGTGGATGACCTGATCGACCACATTGAATTCGGTGCGCACAGCAGGACGGAGAGGGAGTACCGCAGGCTTGCGGCCCTTGGCGAGAACGTCACCGATGACCGCACCATGAAGGTGTTCTGGAAATGCGGCCTGATCACCACGGTCATGTCCGGTGTGGATGCCGACCGGGAGCATCCGCCTATGATCGCGGGCCTGTACAACAGTTACCTTGAGCGCCAGAAGGAAGCAGAAAAAGAGACGGAGGAGGTTGAGACGGCATGAAATTCACAAGGATACCAAGGAAGAGAGATCTGCACAAGAAACGGGTCGCGGCTTACTGCCGTGTGTCCACCCTGCTGGAAGAGCAGGAGGACAGCTTTGAAACGCAGGTCAGCTACTACAAGGCTTTCATCGAGGCCAACGATGAGTGGGAGTTTGCCGGGATCTATTCCGATGAGAAATCCGGAACGAAAGCCGAGAACAGGGCCGGTTTTCAAAAGCTCATCCGGGATGCTTTGGACGGCAAGGTGGACTACATCCTCTGTAAAAGTATCAGCCGCTTCTCCCGGAACATCGTCGATTGCCAAAAGTACGTGAAGCTGCTCCACGGTAACGGTGTGGACGTCAGATTCGAGAAGGAGAACCTGGACACTGCAAGCCCGTCCTGCTCTATGATGCTTTCCTTTCTGTCGGCCATAGCGCAGGACGAGAGCCGCTCCATTTCCGAAAACGTCCGCTGGGCTTACAGAGAGCGGTTCAAGCGCGGTGAGTATAACCTTGGCAACAACCGCATTCTCGGCTACGATTCCGTGGATGGGAAGCTGGTGCCGAATCAGGATGCGGATGCCGTCCGCCTGATCTACACCATGTATCTGGAAGGGAAGAACATCGAAGCCATCCGCAGGCTCCTTGCGGACTACGGTGTTCGGACGAGGAAGGGAACGCTGATCTCTCACAACGACATCCTCTACATTTTGAAAAATGAAACTTACCGGGGCGATAAGCTCCTGCAGAAGCAGCCGCCGAAAGACTTTCTGACGAAGAAGCCGGACAAGCGGGCACACTACGAGAGCTACTACCTGGAAGGGGATCATGAGGCTATCGTGGAACCGGTCATGTGGGATGCTGTACAGGAGAAGATAAAACAGAAAAAGGAAATCGAGAGTGCGGTCGGTCACAGAGGAGGTCAACCGCACTTTCTATATGGCCTGATCTTCTGCGACGAGTGCGGAGCGCCGATGACCAGAAGGACACTGAAAGCCTACGACGGGTCAAGCTACAAGGCATGGACCTGCCGGGAGCGGCATAAGGGCAGGAAGGGGAACGGTTGCACCTGCCGCACGATCCGCGAGACCGACCTGATTGCAGCCATCTGTGTCCAGATGGGATGGGAGCAGGTAGCGGAGGAGAAGCTTACCGAGATCGAGCGGGTGCTGGTTTCAGAGGACGGCGTGGAGATCGTGAAGATGGCAAAGGCATCATGAGCAGATATCAGACAGCCCACTAAGCAACTACCGAGACTCTTCGGAAACGGCTTAGTGGGCTTTTTGTTGCTATTAACACCAGCTTCTTTTGCAACAATGACGCTAACAGCGTCAAAAATGTCATTTCAGAGCGTAAATAACCCACATTTAATCGCTAATCTAACAACATTCTCTTGCTTTTCTCATGTTCTCCTGTTATTATATTCATGTTGCTGACGAAAACTTATTGACGCTAATAGCAACAGGAGAAATCAAACATGAAGCATTTATCACTAAAACTCCTCTCGGATATCGTGGTCAGCCGGAGGAAGGTACTGAAACTATCCCAGACCGCGCTTTCCCAGAAGGCGAATATAAACCGTTCCATTCTGTCACGACTTGAAGCGCAGGACTATAGCCCGTCTGTAGACCAGCTTCTTAGCCTCTGTGCTGTTCTTGGTTTCCAGCCGGCCGATGTCATTGTGGATGATGAAGCAGAAATCAAGCCTGTCGAGCGGAAAAAGATTGCTGTGGCCGGAACAGGCTACGTCGGCCTTTCCCTTGCAGTTCTGCTGTCCCAGCACAATGACGTGACCGCTGTGGACATCGTGGAAGCCAAGGTAAACAAAATCAACGCCTGGAAGAGTCCGATCCAGGATGAATATATTGAGAAGTACATGACGGAGCATGAGGAGCGGGGACTGAGTCTTACGGCTACCACAGATGCGGCGGCAGCTTATTCTACAGCAGACTTCATCATTATCGCGGCTCCGACCAACTACGATGTGAAAACCAACTTCTTTGATTGCTCTGCGGTCGAGGCAGTGCTGGGGCTGATTAAAGAAGCAACTGCTGACCGGGAGGTCAAGCCGACCATCGTGATCAAGTCCACGATCCCGGTTGGATACACCGTCCACGTCCGCGAGAAAATTGGGATGGACAATATCATCTTCAGCCCGGAGTTCCTGCGGGAATCCAAGGCTCTTTACGATAACCTGTATCCGAGCCGGATCATTGTTGGAAGTGACGAGGCGAACATGAAAGCGGCGGAGGAGTTTGCGGCTCTCCTGCAGCAGGGAGCCATCAAGACATCCGTCCCGGTGCTGTTCATGGAAACCACGGAAGCGGAGGCGACCAAGCTGTTTGTGAACACCTACCTCGCACTCCGCGTCAGCTACTTCAATGAGCTGGATACCTATGCCGAGGTGAAGCATCTGAAGACCGCGCCGATCATCCAGGGCGTGTGCCTAGATCCCCGTGTGGGCGACTATTACAACAATCCGTCCTTCGGATATGGCGGATACTGTTTGCCGAAGGATACGAAGCAGTTATTGGCAAATTACCGGGATGTGCCGGAGAATCTGATCGAAGCTATCGTGGAATCGAACCGTACCCGTAAGGACTTTATTGCGGATCGTGTGTTGGAGATCGCCGGAACCTACGGCAACAGCGAATCCTACTCGGCGGCGAGGGAGAAGGAACAGAAGGAAGTCGTTGTCGGTGTGTACCGCCTGACCATGAAGTCCAATTCCGATAACTTCCGTCAGTCCTCCATCCAGGGAGTCATGAAGCGGATCAAGGCCAAGGGCGCGACCGTGGTGATCTACGAGCCGACGCTGGAAGATGGAAGCACCTTCTTCGGTTCCGTTGTGATCAACGATCTGAAGAAGTTTAAGAAGATGTGTGGATGCATCATCGCCAACCGCTATGACCCGGCGCTCGATGATGTGGAAGAAAAAGTATATACCCGTGACCTGTTCAGGCGCGATTAAAAGAGAAGAGGAGAATATAGTACATGAAGATCACAGTTGCAGGAGTAGGATACGTTGGACTGAGCCTTGCCGTCCTGCTCTCCCAGAAACACGAAGTTACAGCTATTACCACTACAGAAGCAAAGGCTGAGAAACTCAACAAGTTCATCAGCCCGATTCAGGATGATGAGATTGAGAGGTTCTTCAAGGAAGCCAGGGAAGGTAGCAGAACACTCAACCTCCACACGACAACGGATAAGGCCGCTGCCTATGGTTCCGCTGATCTGGTTATCATCGCTACACCGACCAACTACGATGATGTGAACCATTTCTTTGATACCTCCGCTGTTGAGGACGCCATCGAGTGGACTCTGAAGGTCAATCCGAATGTCCTCATGGTTATCAAGTCCACCATCCCGGTTGGCTATACAGAATCCGTCCGCGAGAAGTACGGTATCAAGAACATTATCTTCAGCCCGGAGTTCCTCCGCGAGTCCAAGGCTTTGTATGATAACCTGCATCCGAGCCGCATCGTTGTCGGTTGCGACGATGACCAGAAGGAGCAGGGGCAGATGTTCGCCAACCTTCTGCTGGAAGGTGCAAGAGTGGAAGAGCAGAGAGCTGGACAGGCTCCGCAGAACATCCCCGTTCTACTTGCCCATCTGACCGAGGCTGAGGCAATCAAGCTGTTTGCCAATACCTATCTGGCAGTCCGTGTTTCCTATTTCAACGAGCTCGACACCTATGCTCAGACCAAAGGACTGGACACACAGATGATCATCGACGGTGTTTGCATGGACCCGCGTATCGGCGGCCACTACAATAACCCATCCTTCGGCTATGGTGGATACTGCCTGCCGAAAGATACTAAGCAGCTGTTAGCAAACTATAAGGATGTACCGCAGACCATGATTGAAGCGGTTGTCCACAGCAATACTGTTCGTAAGGACTTCATCGCTGATCAGATCATTGCGAAGAATCCGAAGACTGTCGGCGTGTACCGTCTGACCATGAAGAGCAACAGCGACAACTTCCGCGCCTCTGCAATCCAGGGCGTCATGAAGCGTATCAAGGCAAAGGGCATCCCGATCATCATATACGAGCCGACACTGGATGATGGCAGCGAGTTCTTCCGTTCCAAGGTTGTAAACGACCTGGATAAATTCAAGGCGGAAAGCGACGTCATCATTGCAAACCGCTTTGATCAGGACGTGCTCGGCGATGTGGAAGAGAAGGTCTATACCCGTGACCTGTTCAGGAGAGATTAAATGCAGCACATAGATTTGGACAACAAAACCATCCTGGTGACCGGTTCACCTGGATTCATCGGGGCCAACCTCGTGATCCGTCTGCTGAAAGAAATGAGCGGCGGCACAGTTGTAAGCCTTGACAATATGAATGACTACTACGATCCGGCTCTGAAGGAATACCGTCTCGGCCTTGTGGAGAAGGCAGCGGAGGAATCTTCAGTCAAGCATGTGTTCATCCGCGGTTCCATCGGAGACAAGGCTCTGGTCGATGACCTGTTCGCTACCTACCACTTCGATATCGTGGTGAACCTTGCAGCACAGGCCGGCGTCCGATATTCCATCGACCACCCGGATGTGTATATCGAGAGCAATATCATCGGCTTCTACAATCTGCTGGAAGCCTGCCGTCATAACCCGGTGGAACACCTGGTCTATGCATCCAGTTCTTCCGTTTACGGCGGAAACAAGAAGGTGCCGTTCAGCACAGATGACAAAGTGGATAACCCTGTGAGCCTCTATGCGGCCACAAAAAAATCCGATGAGCTTTTGGCACACGCCTATTCCAAGCTCTACAATATCCCGTCCACGGGGCTCCGCTTCTTCACGGTCTATGGCCCCGCTGGTCGTCCGGATATGTTCTACTACAGCGCCACACAGAAACTGGTCGCAGGGAAGACCATCCAGATCTTCAACTACGGCGATATGCGCCGGGACTTCACCTATATCGACGATATCGTAGAGGGTGTTTACCGCGTGATGCAGGGTGCGCCGGAAAAGAAGAACGGAGAGGACGGTCTGCCGATCCCGCCTTACGCTGTGTACAACATCGGCGGCGGTCAGCCGGAGAACCTTCTGGACTATATCAGCACGCTCCAGGAGGAACTGGTCAGAGCCGGAGTTCTTCCTGCCGATTATGACTTCGAGGGACACCGGGAACTGGTCGGAATGCAGGCCGGCGATGTCCCTGTGACCTACGCTGACAGCGCCGCTTTGGAGCGCGACTATGGCTTCAGACCTGAGATTGGGATAAGAGAAGGTCTCAGACATTTTGCTGAGTGGTACGCGGAATACTACAAGTAAAAGCATATGTGAAGGTCTTTCACGATACTTTCCCGGAAGATATGCCATGGTTTTGGAGGAACGTATATGGGTAAATACCAATTACGTCAAAAAGCGATACGCAGAATAAACAGATTTGAGATCACACCGGAAGAAATCGATGATTTGATTTATTTGGGAGATTCACGTTTTGATCCGGAACTGGAACTAGATCCCGGCGAGCCATACGCAACTATTAAAATGATTATCAATGAGTTCTCTGAACATAAGCGATATGACCTGATGTGTCTAATGTATCTGGGCCGTAATATTGCATATACTGGATTTGACGAAGTGGCTGTAGACGATTTTTGCTATTATGCCGACGAATGGAGAAAACATGAGAGGACAGGCCAGAGTATTAATTGTGGATGTATAGATCCGGAATATCTGGCTGGGAAAAAGCATATTGCAAAGTGGCTTAGACTGGTCAAAGAAGAAGTTCGACCTGATTGCTGGGTTTGTGAATGATACAAGTGTCTGATTTAACGGGAACCCCCATCTTCTGGATTCAAGTGAATCTTGCAATGTACGAAACCCCGAGGTAACTTGAGAAACAAGGAAGCCAGGTAATGTGACAGACATACATCAGGGGAGGTTTTGTACATGGAGATGAATACAGGGATTCTGCGCGACGTTTACGCAGATAAGTACGGCTTTAATATAACAGACTTGACTGTGGCTGCGATGATCAAGGCATATCTGCAGAGCATGAAGGTCGAGGTTGTGCCAGAGGAACTTGAGCGGATTGTCAGCCCGGAAATGAGGGGACTTCGCGGTGGGACGGTCAAAGGGCGGAAACTGGCAACGGAACAGTGGAGTGGGATCGACAGGGATGCTTTTGCGGCGCTGATCGATGACGCGAGAACAGCAGCCACAATCTCTGCGATGGAGTGGCAGGCACAGCCGGGAGAGAATCTGCTGGAACGGACAATCGAGTTCATGCGGGATGACCTGCTTCCGGTACTGGATGGCAAAGAATATGTAGCCTCCATGTCTGTGGAAATGGCTGAATTCATCACAGACTGCTGGTTGACCGTGGCGTAAAGTACATACGAAAAAGTATCTGCCCGTGTAGAGGACAGAAGCACCCAAGAAAAAATCAAGGATGCTGCTGCCGCCTACGCGGGCAGATTTTTTGTTATGTTGTCAGATTTTGTACTCCGTCCAGAGCTCCTTCATAAACTTCAGAGTCTTGATGAGCATCTCCTTCTTAGCTGGGTGACAGTCCTGTAAGATGGCATGAAGTTCTTTCCCAACTACGGAACTGGTTCTTGTAAGGTTATCTACAAGGAGATCGTCAGCGGAAACGTCGAGTACGTTAGCGATTAAGATCAGTAGTTCTAGGCTTGGCACCTTTGTGCCAGCTTCGAGATAACTGATGTGGATATTTGAGACATATACGGCTTTGCCCAATTCTTCTTGCGAAATACCCTTTTGATTCCTGTAAAACTTGATGTTTCGTCCTATGCTTTCGCTGTCTATGGCCATTTCTTTTTGCGCTCCTTTCCGAATGGCCCACAGTAGGCATCAGCATATTACCGTCAGGAATTTTACATAGCAACGGAGTTTTTTGCCTTTTTAAGATGGTGGTTTCTTTTGCGGGTGAGAGAATGGCGATCTGAGCCGTTTTTTTAAACTGACAGTTTAAGTTGCGCGCTCAATTATAACTAATGGGTTAAACTGAGATCGGCGTTGGTACTGTATAATATTCTTAGAAAAAAGAAGCTTGTGTTTACTGTGCCTGTGAGTTTCGGGAGGGAAGGTGTCAAGAAGGTGGAGTCAAAGCTGCTGACGCTTTACAGTGACATCCAGTCAAAGCCGGTTCAGTGGCTGTGGCGTCCATATATCCCCATAGGGAAGGTTACTCTATTGCAGGGCGATCCCAATGACGGAAAGTCGACCATGATGATGAACATTGTGGCGGAACTGTCAAGAGGCGGGGCAATGCCAGACGGAACGGCACTCGGAGTACCACAGAAGATCATCTATCAGTGTTCGGAAGATGATGCGGGAGATACGATCAAACCCAGGTTGGAAGCTAACGGCGCAAACTGCCGGAACATCGCTTTCATCAATGAAGAGATCTACAGCGGTCTGACTATTGATGATGAGAGGCTGAGGGAAGCCATCATAACTTTCAACCCTCGTCTTGTGGTTATCGATCCGATCCAGGCTTATGTTGAAAACGACTCCGATTTGATGAGTGCATCAAAAGCCCGGAGATTGATGAAACGCACAGGGATATGGGCTTCCATGTATGAATGCGCGATTGTGGTTATCGGGCACATGAATAAGAGCGGGGGACAGAAGGATTTATACCGGGGACTTGGAAGTATCGACCTGGTTGCGTCCGCGAGGAGCGTACTACAGGTGGAGCGGTCAAAGGAAGATGAACACATCCGTATCGTTCATCACATTAAGAGCAGCGCGGCTCCCAAAGGCCCGGACTTCTCTTTTGAGATTCGTCCAGAGACTGGTTTCCGATGGCTGGGTTTTGAGAGATCCATACAGCCAACTGCTCCTTCAGAGCCGGTTCCCGATCTGCCGAAGAACAAGCATGAGCTGGCAGCTATTCTCATTACCAGGGCTTTGGAGAATGGTCCTGTTGAGTCCACAGAGATCAAGAATCTGATGGCTGAATATCGGATCGGAGATAAGACCATGAACGATGCCAAGGTTGCCCTTGGTATTAAGCCATTCAGAAAAATGCGGAAGTGGTACTGGATGATGCCCGAAGAAGGCGAACTTGAAGGTTAAAAAGGATGTGAGACACAAATGATCGCCAGTGAAAAAGCAGCGGGTGACAGCAAACAGAAAATCAGAACCAGATATAAGGGCGTCGATCCTTCTGAGCTGGAAGTCATACCGGCTATTGCGACCGACGAGATTGCCTTGGAACAGCGGCCACTGAAGGTCGCTGCGTATGTTCGTGTGTCCACGGAAAACGACGAGCAGACCTCATCGTATGAGCTGCAGGTCAATGACTTCACCGAACGGATCAAGGCAAATCCGAACTGGGAGTTTGTCGGCATCTATAGCGACGAGGGTATCTCGGGTACGAGTCTGACACATCGGAAGGGCATGCTCCAGATGATCGAGGACGCCAGAGCCGGTAAGATACAACACATACTTGCGAAATCAATCGCGAGATTCGCGAGGAACGTTGTCGACTGTCTGTCCGTGATCGATGAGCTGAAGAACTTGGGCGTGGGTGTACATTTCGATGAGAACAATCTGTACACGCTGGATACCACCGGTGCCCTTGTCCTGACCATCCTTGCCACGGTAGCGGAAGAGGAGTCGCGGTCTAAGTCGTTCATCATGAACTGGTCCATCGAGCGGCGATTTTCGAAGGGCATCTTCCTGACTCCGAAATTACTGGGATACGATCTGGACGAGGATGGGGAACTGGTTATAAACCCAGATGAAGCCGAGACGGTCAAAGTAATCTTTTACCTGTACATCAACGGATGGTCTCCGACCGAGATCGCTGAATTACTGACCGAGTATGGAAGGACTACCAAACTTGGTAACGGAGTCTGGAATCCGGGCTCCATCGATGGCGTGATAGAGAATGAGCGACACTGTGGCGATGTCCGCTCGCGTAAAACCTATACCCCTGACTTCAAAACGCACAAGTCAGTTAAGAATAAGCAGAATCGGAAGCAGTATATTCAACGCGATCACCACGAAGGTATCGTGACCCGGGATGTATATAATGCTGCGAATCTGCTAAAGTCCTCCCGGCAGTATGCTTCCAAGAGTCGTCCGCTGCCGGTGCTCAGTGTGATCGATGGTGGTATCCTTTCCGGTTTCGTTCCTATGGACAAGAGTTGGAGCGGCTTCTCCGTTGAGGACTACCAGGCGGCATGTGAGAGCGTGGAGATCCCGGAGATCAAGGTGACCGCCAAGGGACCACAGCTTTTCATGGGTGGTTATAAAGTGGTCCGGGCAGACTATTTTCCGTCAAGGGAGCAGCTGACGATGACGATACAAAACGGCAAGCTGCGGTTTAACACAGCCTGCCTGAAAAAGTTTGAAGATGTGGAATATGTGGAGCTCCTGCTGAACACGGTCACAAATACCATCGCTATCCGTCCATGCGATGAGAGCAATCCGAATGCCATCCACTGGGGAAAGCTCCGGGAGGAACGCTGGGTGGTCAGCACGCTCGGATGCAGGGGGTTGTCCAAGACGCTCTTTGATCTCATGAGCTGGGAGGACGAGGGCAAGTACCGGTTCCGGGGACAGTTCATAAACCAGGACGATCAGAAACTCTTGGTATTTGAACTGGATGAGCCTGTGATCACAAAGGTCGTGGAGCAGGTCGTCGTTCCGGATAAGTCGGAAGTAGAGGAAACGGATGAAGAGGATGCTACGGAAGAGATCGTTATCCAGGAGACGGTGCGTGTATATCCTGAGTCCTGGACATCTTCATTCGGAGTGCCGGTCAGCAGTTATGGCCGTGCATCAGTTCTGGTGCAGCAGCATTATGCAGGCGACTGGGATGTACTGCGCCCGGCGACAGAACTGGAAGAGATGAATACCTTCACAGCTGACAAGCTGGCGGGCCTGATGAAGGAAGCGGAGACAATTATGGAAGGGTGGAAGAAGACGGCATGAACGAGGATCAGATGAACGAGATCAACGAGAATAAGGATCTGGAGCAGGATTCTTCTGCCAGAGAAGCACGCCGGCAGGAACTGATGGGCATGTTCAATCCTGACAGGATGAAGGTGATCCGGAAAGAGCTGTTCCCAAGCCCGCGCGATCCTGCCGTTACGATCAGGGACGGCAACATATCCTTCAATGCCGCGTGTCTCAGGGAATTGGATGGCGTGGTCTGGGTCAGGCTGCAGTTTGATGAGGAAGTCGGACTTTTTTCTGTGACCGGCTGCGACCAGAACGACAAGCACGCTCTCCGTTGGTGCGTGGCAAAGCAGGATAAGCGCAAGAGTCGCAGGATGCGCTGCCCTGATTTCACGAATTCCCTCTACGATCATTTCGGCTGGGACAAGAAGTGCCGTTACAAGTTCCTCGGATATCTGATTCCTTATGACGGAAAGCTCTACTTTGTGTTCGACTTCAATGTACCGCAGGTATTTAACGAGAAGCCGAAGAAGGGAGAGGAACCTGTGGACGAGAACGGCGAGGTCGTTAAGGTCGATACCAGAAAAGGATATTACTCGGACGATATCGCTAACACCTTCGGTGTGCCGATGGAGCAGTACAAGAAGGAGACCGAGGTCAAGGAAATGGACGGCTTTGTGGAGATCGCGATGCTGACGGGAGTGCGAGAGAAGAAGGAAGCCGGTCAGCGGCCACAGTCAGATGTTCCCACACAACCTGATCCCGAGCAGCCTGATGAGTAACACCAGGGGAGTAATGCGCCCTATGCTGCCCCAGAACGGAGGTGACCACAGTGGATGACTATATCGTATGGGATTATTCAGTTCCCGGCATATCCTTCAACGTAGATTCCGGCAGGATCACAATCTTCAAAACGACACTGAAGGCGATGGGCTATCCGGAGTTCTTCCACTTCATGTTCAGCCCAGAAGATCTGGTCTTTGGGATCGAGCCGTGTGGAATCGATGACGGTGGCGCGAACAGGCTCCCGGACAAGCTGAGTCGTGACCACTACGACATCAAGAGTAAGGACCTGGTCCGGTTCGTCTTTCAGAGTTGCGGCTGGAAAAAGAAACTGACATACCGGGTGCCGGGTGTGAAGCCGTCTCCGGACAGCCGCAAGGTTTTCTTCGATCTGCGACAGGCGTTGGAAGTACATGAAGGCAGAGTGAAAGAGGCGAGGAAATGACGCGAGAGGAACGTAAGCAGAGGATCAGGGATAAGTACAAGGAAATGGTGATCGATCCGCCAGTCTTCGCTACCGATGGCTTACGTGTAGCTGTCTACCGCCGATCTTCCCCACAGCCCTTCGAGCAGATAGCTTCCTGCCAGTTGATAGTGCGGGAGTATCAGGAAAGAGCCAAGAGGTACAACTGGATTCTCAAAGGTGTCTATTCTGACGAGGGGTGGGAAGATCACACGGCTCTGGACAAACTGCTGGACGATTGCGGAGATATTGATCTGGTTGTGATCCGGTCTATTAACCATATCAGCCATGACATGGATAAGGCTTTAGAGATCACCAGGGAAATTGAAGCTCGATCTGTGGTTGTCTACTTTGAAGGCGAAAACATCCTGGGGAGCAGGGGATGGGAGCGGTTATATTCACTGATGTTTCCGCCGAGAGGTCAGTGGAGAATATAAACTAGAGAATCAAAACTGAACCCGATTGGTTCATAAAAATCACATTTCAAGGAGGATGTATGATGGAGACGATCAAGATGGTTGCAAAACTCGCTGAGGAAGAATCCAAGGCAAAGAGCAATGCCCGCGTTTACACGGTCGATCAGGCGAGGCATCGTATGAGCAGGCAGGAGGGTGACTCCAATCTCTCATCTTCCGAGGATGGGACTCGCGTTGTTCCGCGGGAGCTGCTTCGAAATACGAAACGGAAGACTACTAGATAGCATATTGACATTACACCCACCTGTGTGTATAATGAGCCTACACACAACTGGATGTAAAGGAGATATGCGCAATGAATATGAATGGGTTCAGAGTGGTACATACACAGGATAAGAAGGACGGTCTTCTTAAAGAGAGGCGCGTAACCTGCGGACTCACACAGCAGCAGGTGGCAGATAAGGCGGGGATTCTGATCCAGCACTATCAGAAGTTTGAAGGCGGGGAGCGGAACCTCCGGACGGCGTCATTCGATGTGGCCTGCCGGGTGCTTGAAGCCTTGGATCTGGACATCGTGAAATACTTCCATCATGAATACGTCCTCGGCGAGGAACGGTATATGGATTCCGAAGGCTGGAAGTACAAGAAGACCGGGAAGCCGGTTGATGAAGATGTAGAAGAGAAGTCATAAAATTTTCGCCTTATGACGAGGCACTGAAGAACTGAATAAAAAAGATGCAGCCCACCGGGTTTGTTTCCAAGAAACGATATCACATCGTAACGAGGAAGCCGACCTGGTGGGCTTTTCATTTTGAACATTATCCCTACCTACATAAAATCTGAACATTATCCCTACTATGTTTTGAACATTATCCCTACTTCAAATTCCCATCTGACCGCCCTGATCCGGGCGATTCTCAAAAATGAACATTATCCCTACTGGGGTATCAGCCCCATCTCAAAAATGAACATTATCCCTACTTACCACCCCGAACCAACCGAAACCACTATATATAGTAGTTTGCAAATCTTGAAATCAACATATTGGGGTTATCCCCACTGACCAACTTGGAACGTCTTTAAGATAGAAGGGGATGCAGAAATGCGAAAATGCTGTACGGCTCTCCGGGTTGGCTCGGAGGGCTGTTTCTTTGTCTGCACCTGCCAGATATCCGGCTGAAACAGGCCGGATCTTTCTACGATTTATACGGCCGGAAAGCGCCTGTTTTACGCACAATTGACTTGCTATTCACCAGTTTTTACGGGAATATAGGACAGCGCCGGAGGATAACCTGCATTGGCGCGGAAAGGAGAACAACATGGAAGTTCAGAAGATTATCCTGGAACCGATAAGGAAAACGAATAAAGAACAGACCGGAAAGCTCCGTGTGGCTGCCTACTGCCGGGTATCCACCGATACGGAAGACCAGAAGACCAGCTTCGAGGGGCAGGTCAAGCATTACACAGAACTGATCGGGGCGAATCCTGAGTGGGAGATGGCAGGCATTTTTGCCGATGAGGGCATCACGGGAACGAGCGCGGCCAAGCGTCCGCAGTTCCAGGCGATGATGAGGGTGTGCGAGGAAGGAAAGATCGACCTCATCTTAACAAAGTCGATCAGCCGCTTTGCCAGAAACACCTTAGAGTGCCTGACCTTTGTGCGCCACCTCAATAATCTGGGCGTCAACATCGTATTCGAGAGCAACAACATCGATACGCGCACGGCATTCTCGGAGATGCTTCTGACCGTCCTCGCGGCCTTTGCGCAGGAGGAGAGCAGGTCGATTTCCGAGAACACCTCATGGGGGATCCGGAAGCGTTTTGAAGACGGCGTGACACGCTGGTGCAGGCTTTACGGCTACGAGAAGACGGCGGATTCCGGATTGAATACAGGCAGGCATCAGATGGAAGAAAGGTGAAAGATCCGAGCTGTTATATTAACGCGAAGAATTTTCTGGAATACATGGCCGGAGTGATTCCAAGTAATGAAAACTCATTACGAGGAAGCCGACCTGGTGGGCTTTTTATATGTTTTGAACATCACCCTTCGGAAGAGTCTATTTTTCAAATCTGAACATCACCCTTCGGAAAAAATGAACCTCTCCCTTCGGGGCAGACCCCCGTCCCCTCAAAAATGAACCTCACCCTTCGGGACTCCCGAAAATGCCGTAAATACCATATATAGTAGTTAAAAACCGTATTTCGGATTACAGCCACTACATATTGTAGTCACCCCATCTGACCAACTTGGAACGTCTTTAAGATAGATGGGGATGCAGAATTTTGTGATAAGATGAACAATTTGTAAACAAAGAGCAGTAGAAAAGGATCAATGTGACTGAATAACAAAAGTGGGTAGGAATCATTCAATAAATTCCTACCCACAGGTTTTATTTGTAATATTCCTTATACCACTCAGCAAACCTCCTGAGCCCCTCCCGGATGCCGATGGTCGGCGTGAATCCGTAGTCATTTTCCAGGCCTGTACTGTCGGCATAGGTGATTGGCACATCTCCGGGCTGCATGCCGACGAGTTCACGGTGTCCTTCGAAGTCGTAATCTTCTGGCAGAACTTTGGCTCGGACCAGCTCTTCCTGGAGCGTGGAGATATAGTCCAGGAGATTCTCCGGGGTACCGCCGCCGATGTTGTACACAGCGTAGGGCGGCAGCGGGAGATCGTCTTCGCCGTTCATTTTCTCCGGGGCACCCTGCATGACGCGGACGATTCCTTCTACGATGTCATCCACATAGGTAAAGTCTCTCTTGCAGTTGCCGTAGTTGAAGATCTGGATGGTCTTTCCGGCAACCAGCTTCTGGGTTGCGGAATAGTAGAACATATCCGGACGACCGGCGGGTCCGTAGACAGTGAAGAACCGAAGGCCTGTGGATGGAATGTTATATAATTTGCTGTAGCTGTGCGCCAGCAGTTCATTGCTCTTCTTGGTAGCGGCATAGAGTGAGACAGGATTGTCCACTTTATCATCGACCGAGAAGGGCACTTTTTTATTTCCGCCGTAGACTGAGGAACTGGAGGCATACACCAGATGCTCGACCGGATTGTGCCTGCAGGCTTCCAGGATATTGTAGAAGCCGATCAGGTTGCTCTCGATATAGACATCCGGATGATCGATGGAATAACGAACGCCTGCCTGGGCTGCCAGGTTCACTACTACAGCAGGCTTGTAATCGGTAAAGATCTGATCCACCAGTACCTTGTCTGCGATAGAGCCGCGGATGAAGACATGCTTCACAGGAGATTCCTTCGCTGCTTCTTTGATCAGTTCAAGGCGATATTCTTTCAGCGCCGGATCATAGTAGTCATTCATATTGTCGAGACTGATCACAGTACCGGAGCTCATTTCCGTCAGGAGACGGAGCACCAGATTCGCTCCAATGAATCCGGGAGATCCGGTAACCAGGATCGTCTTACCATTTAGTTCGATATGTACTTTGCTCATGATTAATCCCTCCGGAACAGATCGCGCGTATAGACCTTATCTTCCACATCATCCAGGATTGGGTCATAACGATTTGCGATGATGCAGCCGCACATCTTCTTGAACTTCTTAACATCGTTGACAACCTTGCTGCCAAAGAACGTAGAGCCATTCTCAAGAGTTGGTTCATAGACTACGACAGTGGCACCCTTGGCCTTGATCCTCTTCATGATACCCTGGATTGAAGACTGTCTGAAGTTATCCGAATTCGACTTCATGGTCAGGCGATAGACACCGACCACAACATCCTTCTGCTTTGACTCCTTCGCAGAAGAGTAGGACTCACTGTTGCCGTATGTACCTGCGATCTCCAGCACCCGGTCTGCGATGAAGTCCTTCCTCGTCCGGTTGCTTTCCACGATCGCTTCTATCAGATTCTCCGGTACATCCCTGTAATTAGCCAGCAGCTGCTTGGTATCCTTGGGCAGGCAGTAGCCGCCGTATCCAAATGACGGGTTGTTATAATAATCACCGACCCTGGGATCCAGGCAAACACCCTTGATGATCGAAGCCGTATCCAGCCCCTTCACCTCCGCATAGGTATCGAGCTCATTGAAATAAGAAACACGCAGTGCCAGGTAGGTATTAACGAAGAGCTTGGTAGCCTCCGCCTCCGTGGTCCCCACGATCAGAGTCTCCACATTCTCCTTGATCGCACCCTGCTGCAGAAGCGCGGCAAATGTCTCAGCCTGCTCTTTCATAGAATCCTCACATCCGACGATGATGCGGCTCGGATACAGATTGTCATAAAGCGCTTTCGACTCCCTCAGAAACTCCGGACTGAATATGATATTGTCGGCCTGGAGCATTTCCCTGACCTGCCTGGTATAACCAACCGGGATCGTAGACTTGATAACGATCGTCGGTTTTACATCCCTGTCCTTCGAAGCATCCAGCACCAGCCTGATCACCGACTCAACCGCCGAGCAGTCAAAATAATTTGTCTTCGGATCATAATTGGTCGGCGCTGCAATAATAACAAAGTCCGCCTCCGCATATGCAGCCGCTCCGTCTGTAGAAGCGTGCAAATGCAGCTCCCGTTTTCCACCCTTAGCCTCCGTCAGGTACTTCTCGATATACTCATCCTGGATCGGGCTGATATACTGATTCAGCTTCTCAACCTTCTCCGGCACGATATCCACCGCCGTCACATCATTATGCTGCGACAGCAGCACCGCCAGCGACAGACCGACATAACCTGTGCCGGCAACCGCGATCTTATAGGAACGCGTGATCTCGGCAGCAGAGGCACTCGACCCCTCAACAAACAGCTCCGTCACATCGATATTCAGCGCCTCCCCAAGCGCCTGAAGCTGATCAATAGAAGGCGTGAAATCCTTAGACTCCAGCCGTGAAAGAAGCCCCCTGTGAATCCCCGTCAACTTCGCAAGCTGCGCCTGCGTGATCTTCAACGCCTTCCGCCGGGAAACCACCGTATCAGTCAACAGCTGCATAGATAATCTCTTCATAAAACCCTCCAAGCAATCCAAAACACAAACCCAGAAACAACCCGGGCAAATATGTCACTTAAAGTGACATAACAGAATAAACAATCAAAACTAATAAAACATCAAAATAATAGCAGGTAAAAGGGAAGAAAGCAAGAGGGGAGGCAAGGAAACGGGCGGAAAAATCGAAAAAATGTGAGAGATGGCCGTGGGAAGTGCTTTTGAAAGTCATTTTAAGTGACATCTGCGATTGAGGAAAGCCAGCCCCTCGTGCAAAAGCACAAGGGGCCGGATAGTGGGGAGGCCCACTATTTGAGAAGGGAGTGTTGCACAATGGAAGATGGGGGAGAGGTATAGAGATGATTGCAAAGCGTAATCTTACGCTTGCAGTATGCAATGACATTGCGTGCAGATGAGGGTATAATAATGAGCAAAGAGGTTTTTTTGTTCTATGCAGAGTACTTATAGAGATGCCGCAAGTGTAAGGTTCCAATATTCGCGCTGCAATCAGCCCTTTTCGATACAGACTCTGACACTGTGTAAGTTTGTACGCTGGATGATATGCTATGCAGATAAAAGCAGCTTGGGGATTAAGAACAACTGGCTGAATATTCTTCTATGGCATGAAGTATAAGTAAAGCAGAGGATTTGCAAGTTAGATGGGCTTTGGAAAATCTACGGATTCTGTATGAAGTTCATCACATGGGAATGAATATAATACGAAGAGGGATTACAGATGGCGAAGAAAGGTTTAGATATCAGAACGATGCAAGAAGTCTTGAAGAATATAGATTCGTGGTCATTGTGTGTCGGTGCAGGCATAAACCTGCCACTTTTACCAGATTGGTATTCTTTAGCACAGAATATAATTAGTGCCCATTGTGCATCAGATAACATAGATATCGAATTATACAAGAAACATGGTTTTACTGCTGATGCAATGATTCAAGCAGTAAGGAATCACATAAGTGTAGATGATGATGAATTTCGGAAAATGATATCGGAGGAATTGTATGCGCCAATTAAGAATGTGTTATCTACAGATGATTGGAAAGCCTTTGTGAAGATTCATGAAGGAAAAGGATTAGATCATATAAAAAAGGAAGAGTGGACAATTTTTGCAAGAATAGTAGACACTTATATGAAGGATTTATCTGCTAATTATTTAGCCCAAGTGGTTGTGTCTTCTATTGTTAATAAGGTGGAACCAAAGACCATACTGAGCTTTAATGGAGAAGCGATTTTTCTGGCGTTATTGAATTACTATTATTGGAATTCAGCACCAAGAGACAACAATAAAGATAAGTTTGATAGAATTGTTAATGGTATATGTAGCACATCTAATTATCGGATACCTTATGTTCATTGTCATGGAGTATTACCAATAAATGGAGTGAAACAGAAAAAGGGGATGCGAGCTGACGAAAAGTTGGTTTTTTTAGAAGATAGTTATTTGAGGTTAGCCAATTCTCCTATTTCATGGCAAGCGATTCAGTTCATAGAAAACTGTATGAACAGTAGAATGGTCTTTGTGGGAGTATCGTTAACGGATCCAAATATGAGACGTTGGCTAGGATGGATTCATAATAATAAAATGCAGGAGTTTAAAACAAACGGTATTAAGACTGATAATTCAACAGAGCATTATTGGATTAATAAAAAGCCAGGTACGACAGTAGAAAAAATCTGGATTGAGGAAAGTGTAGCTCATTTGGGTGTTAGGTTAGTATGGATTGATAATTGGAGCCAGGTTGGAGAAGCACTTAGGAAAATGCTTGGAATAAACTAATAAAAATGAAAGTGGTTAGGATCTGCTAAAGACAAATACCAGATCCGGAGGCGTTTAAATCGGCCACACATAACTTCATTGAGAATCGAAACCACGTTGCGCATAGCAAAGTTCTTTCTTGGAACTCATATCAGGTAAAGGAAACAATTATCTCCCAGAAAAAAGCATATGAAGCCGAGGTATCTCATGTTGAAGAATTGAAGGTGCGGTTTAGAATCAAACTGGAGGCTGCACGTGATCAACGGCTTGCTTCTTGGAAGGAAGAGTTCGAAGAAGAGATAATTAGATGTAATGCTGAGATGTCTAAGCGTCAAGGTGAGCTATCAAAATTAGGAGCTTTAGCTTTTGGAAAGAAAAAGCAGCTGCGCATGGAGATTGAAGCTCTAGAAGCTTCAGTGAGCGAATATAGCGAAAGGCTATCTGAATTTGCTGACGCTCGAAAGAGAATGGATGCAATTATTAAAAAAGAGTGTAAGGATGCTTCCGCTAACACCTATGCTGCGGCTTTGAAAAAATACCTTTCAGCATTTAAGAATGAACTCGAAAGGGATAACAACGATCGGAACAGACTTAGGGCAGAGGTAAAAGATCGAGTAGATTTGCTGCTTGCTGAATCTGATCATCCCGTTGAGATACATAAACTCATAGATGAAATCTGGAGCAGATATCCTGAGTACAAAGGCAGGGTGGCTGGGTATTTTAAGGACTCTTGTAGGGAATTAGTTGATGAGGGGCGCATTGAAATTGTTGCCAAAACAGGATGGGATGCGCTGCTCATTACTACGAGGCGATTTCACAATATTCCACAGGAACCGGATATTGATGAAGTATTGAATCCGCTGGCAGAAGACGAGAAACTAGCCTATGTAGTGTCTGCTCAACAAAGCCTCTCCCAAAATCACGAACAACTTTGGATACCCGCGGAGAGAGGTTACGCTGCTTCGAATTCGATGAAATGGATGGAATCTGATCCGCTTTCGCTTTCCGCAAAA